ATGCCTAAAATTGTACCCGCTTTAACCGACTCTAAAATTAAGTCTGAAATCGCTAAAAATAAGAAAGATATTGAGAAAAAAACTCAAAAACTTTCTGATGGTGGTGGATTATACCTATTAATTGATAAAAAAGGGGCTACAACGTGGCGATTCGATTACACCCGGCCAATTATTAAGAATCGCAACACCATCTCAATCGGCCCATATCCTGAAATATCTCTGGCAGTTGCAAGACAAAAGCGCGAGGAATTCAAAAGCCAAATTGCACAAAATATAGATCCAGTCGAACAGCGCAAACGAGATATACAGGTTAAAAAAAGAAATCTTGCTTCAACCTTTGCAGCGGTAGCGGATGAATTTAGATTAACTGAAGAAATCACCGAAAGTACTAAACAGAGAAACGATTCCATCTGGGAAAAACTTTATTTAAGTGTTGGTTCAATTCCAATTTCAGAAATCACAGCTCTACAAATTTTAGATGCATGCAGATTGTACGAGAATCAAGGTAAATATGATTCAGCAAAAAGAATGCGTTCTAAAGCCAGTCAGGTTTTTAAGTATGCGATCGTGTTAGGGCTTTGTCAGTTTAATGTGGCTGATCAAATATCAGGTATTTTAAAATCAGGTACAGTTAAGCACTACGCGGCAATTACTGATGAAGAGCGTTTAGGACAACTGCTTTTAGATTTATCTGAACCAAATATTAATGGCTCAATCATCGTTTACTTCGCCACATTAATATTGCCTTATGTTTTTGTTCGTCCAAGTGAACTGCGTTGGGCGGAATGGGATAATATAGATTTAGACAAAGGCCTTTGGGCATACACTCCACCAAAGACACAAAACAAGACTCAACTGGAACATATAGTTCCTTTAGCTACGCAAGTAGTTGAGCATTTAAGAAAGCTCTACAAATTAACAGGAAGTACAAAGTATGTCTTTGCTTCAATGAAAAAGGGCAATCCAGTTATTAGTGAATCAACTATAAATAAAAGGCTTAAAAATTTTGGATTTGCAAATGGTGAAACTACGGGTCATGGATTACGGGCAACAGCACGTACTTTATTAGATGAAGTACTTCATTATCCGATCGAACGTATCGAACAACAATTAGCACACCAAGTAAAAGATATGCATGGTAGAGCATATAACCGTACAAAATATTTAAAAGAACGTGCAGAGATGATGCAAGCTTGGGCCGACTATCTAGATAGATTAAGAGATGAGGCAAAGGCAAGAGCTGTCGCATAAATAAGATAAAGGCCTTATCAAAATAAGGCCTGAATTTTTTCTTTGTATTTTTCATAAAGTTCGTTGGAAAGTTCAACACGCGTTGAGCCACCCAATTTAACTTTTTTAAGTTCACCTGAATCAAACATTCTATATATAGTAGTTTTTGATAAATTGGTGACTTGAATAGTCTGGTTGACTGTTAATAGCATTTATTACTCCTTAACTTTTCAATTCGTTTCGTTCTTGTTTTAAGCGAGACACTAAGTTATGCAGAGTAACGCTCACAGTTTTCTCAAAATTTTTAGTGGATTGAAACTCAGCAAACTGAGAAAGAGCTAATCCAAAAATGTGGTATGCAAAAACCTTAGCCGCTTCCGGATTATTTTTAAGAAGTTCTTCAGTACTTGGACAAATAACTTCTTTAAAAATATGAACCGCTACCTGATCTGGAGTACCTTCAATACGGCTAGGGTTCAAATTAACTTCACCAATAACCTTGCTCATTCACGCCACCTGTCTATAAATACGTTTAACTTCATGATCTAGCTCATCCATTGCTGAGCGACCTTCTTTGAAATACTTCAATAACATTAACTTGTAGCGCTCTTGAGCTGCTTTGTTCATCACACCTTCGTTATTCACCATAAGGGTGGCTTTATTACCTTTAATTAGGTTTACGCCGTGTGGTGTACCTCGTCCGCGATACCCAGCATTTACATTGAAAACTACGAACTTTTCGAAAAGCTGCTGGGGTAGCAGCTTAGGTTCGAATAGAAATTCTGGAGTTGTCTGTTTCGCCATTAGAATGGTTCCTCCAGTAAATAATCAGGTTCAGCTTCTTGTGAAACTGCTGGATTTTCTAATTCAAAACGACGCTTTTTAACGAAGTCCATGAGTCTTGGTTGAATCTGTGGATCTCGTGCGGCTACATCAATTTCAAGTGTATCCAAGGTAGTAAGATCTGGTGCATTTTGGATCTGAACCATTAAAGAAGGTGGTTCACTTGAAGGAGCCTTTTCATTTTCCAACTCTTCAAGTCGTTTGTGAGTAGCAATTAGAAGAGGATCCATTTGTTTATCAGACCATGTGCGCGTATATCGATACACTGCATTTACTTCAGCAGGTGTTTTTGACTCAGATACGCGCTGTAAAAGAGTCTCTAATGTTTTTTGATATTCTGGATCTAATGTTGGGTTATTAGTTTCTGGAACTAACAGATCTTCAGATTTAGTGACATTAGTTTGCTCTGTAATAACAATTGCTGGTTGAACTTCTGTAGCTACAACCTCAGTAGGTTTTTCTACAACTAATGGTTGTTCAGCTTTAGCCTGCTTAGTACGTTGTTTTTTTGGCTTGTCATTAAAGCCGTCTTTAATTTCGACCTCATCAATTACCTGTCCAAAAGTTGCACTAATAGCTTTAAGTTGAAGCACTGCATTTTCTGCATCAGCCTGAGCAAAACCATTCATTACGCTACAAAGAATTTCGCTATTTTCTACATCAAACTTGGTTCTTAAAATACGCATTGGCATAACGATAAAGATTTCTTGTTGGTCTTCTACATCATGCGGTGTTAATGGTTTTGAAAATTTAAAACCTGCAAGCTCCATAGGTTTTGCTTTGATACAAAACTCATAACCCGGCATAGCAAAAATAGTTGCAGGGAATTGGCCTAATTCAGAGAAGTCCATAATATCTCCGACTGGTCTACATAAAATTTCGAAGCCATTTAAAAGAGCATCAAAAGCTTCATAAGCGGTAACTATATTTTTCATGCTTTCATCCCCGTTTTAGCCAAAGTTTCAATATCTTGTTTAACTGCTGTTAGTTTTGCCGCTTCAATTTGAATAAGGGCATCAATGCCTAAGTGTTCACATACGGTTTTTACATCGAGGCCGCGTTCACCAATGAAGTTCTGAAGCTCATCTCTTTGCTCATCAGAAATACCGTTAAACTCTGGCGGACTAATCCATACACCACGTTCTTTATCAAACGTACAATTCAAGTCTTTGGAACGTATTAACATTGCTTGACGCATGTTCTGGTAATACATGTGTTCTTTATCAAGCGACTCAGTTAATTGATTTAAATCACCTGCATGCTCGGCTTCTTCACAGCTTTGCTTCCAGTTCTCAAATTCTTCTTGAGCTTTGGCAGTAGCTAATTGAGCAGGCGTCAGGGTATTAATGTGTTGTTTTGCTTGGGTGATAAGGTCGGCTAAGAAAGTGGGATTAGATTTAAGATCTGGAACCCATACCTCTCCAGTTTCACCACCTAAAGCACCTGAGTTTTTCGCATGGTGAGTAGGGGAAGGTTTAAAACTTATTACGCGAGCATTCTTACCTTCACCAGTAGTAACAGTGGTTAGATAACCCATAATGTCGGCGATACGGTAAAGCTCATTACGGTTTTTACCGCCTAGATCTGGACGATAAATGATTTGTTCACCATTTTGATCTTCAGAAGCATGGGCAATGAACACGACATCTTTACCAAGGCTTATCAATGTATTGATATATTGCTTGAATGTCTGGTTAGCTAGACCTTGCGCTTTAAGCTTTAATGCACCATCTTTTTGACGGTTGTTCGCCGTGAGTAGTAAATGAGTTTTAATGCATTCAAGCATTGCGCCCACAGTATCAATAACAATAGTTTTATATGGTGCAAGGTCTTGAGGTGAGAGATCAGCAATATCTTTCCATTGCTGAACCTGAACAACTGCACCGCGACGGAGTTCACCTGTACGGTGAGCACCACGGTCAAAGTCGAATGAAATAGCTTTGTCCGCAGTAAAACCCATAGATGTTTTACCTAAGCCCGGATCGGCATATAGGTACACAATAATTGCTTGAACCAACAAAGTTTGGTCAGCTGTAATAATTGGTAGAGCCATTTTTATTATCCTTATCTTGAGCCAGTGAAGCCGCGCTTTTGCTTATAAGCTTTGCGTTCAATTGATGAGATGTGAGAGTTACCAAGGTCTATTGCCAGCTTTTTCTTTCGTTGAAAGCTGATCTCTTGGGTAAGTACTTCCCACACTTTGGGATATTCAGATTGGAACTTTGTTACGTCTAAAGGCGTTTTAACGTCATCTTTAACCTTGTAAAGTACGGTGCCGTTTGCATTAGATGCATAAACGATCCAGCCAATACGGACTGAGTAAATACCTGTGTTGTCACGGCCTAAATATGACTTGTAGCCGTCAGGGTGTTTTTTGAAGTTAGTCATGATTAGCCTCCAAGCATCCAAGATGCAGCGGCAACTGCAATCACCCAAAGGATGAAAGAGAGGACAATAAACTTTACGAAGTCTATTGCGTTAGCTTTGAAAGTCGCAAAACGAGAAGGGCGCTGTTCTTCAACAGTAGGGTGTTGATATAAGCGTGCAGTCGTTTGACTAGGGATAGTGTTTTGTTTCATACTTATCTCGCAGTTTGCAAAGCACATCGGGGGTCGAAATCTGATGTGCTTTTTTGTTGTCTACGAGATAAATATAAGAAAACTTAGTTTTTGAGTCAAGTAAAAATATAAGAATACTTAAATTAATTTTAAGATAACTTATTTTTCATGTTTTAATAAGCAAAAGAAAACCCACCGTGGTGGTGGGCGAGGTGTCTATGAAATTAGAAAGTCTTGTGTTGATTGGCAATCGTCTTTTTGAAAATTCAACTCAATTATATTTTGAGAACTTTCCTTTTAATGGGGATGAATTTTATGTACCAGTTGGGGATTATACTAAACCAATTGGTTTTCTAAAGTTTAAGCAAATTGCTAAGGCAGGCTGCTTTGAATTATCCGAATTAGTGTCCCTAGATTATCCCAACCCAAATCCACAATTTTCGTTGTCAGGTGTTTTATACTCTCGGAAGAAAGCGCTCGAAGCCCATCAATTAATTTGTGCTTATCAGCAGGCAGTAAGTCGGCTGCCATAATTTTAGATTCAAGAATAGCTTTCAGTTGAACGGCTTCAAATTTAACAGTCACAACTCCTAGAATTGCAGATAAGCCACCATCATCAGCCAGAAAATCCATCCCATTCTGGTTGATTGTGGATGAGCCAAATTGAAATTTTTTAATTCCTTTATCACCGATAGATGCTGAAGCGATTACACTATCGGACTCTACAAGTTTGTGTTGCATTAAGTAGTATAAATTAGCAACAGCCGTATCATACTCAGTGGTTCCGTGATTATATTCTTTGTTGAAATCATAGAAATTAGGGTAAGCCGAACTCATCTTAGTTAATAATTCAAGTTGTAAATTTCTGTCTAGTATCATGGCCTAATTCTTTAGAAGTGTTTTAAATAATAGTGTCGGGACATGGTTTCAATTACACAAAAAGCTGAATCCGCTTAAATTCTTTATTAGCTTCAATATGGCTTCTATAAAATTTATCTTTATCTTTTGAATCAATAAATTCTTTGAATGTATTTGCTTCTATAAGTCTATAAATAAACCTTTCACCTGTTCTGAGCACTACCGTCAATAAGAAATGCTGGTAAAGAACATGGCTAATATTCCGGGAATTAACTTCAATTTTTTCCATATCTTGATTCCCTTTTTTTGAAAATATTGTGTTGTGTACTCATTAATTCATTTTTAACTTTAAATTATAGCTTCATGCTAGATATTGAAATATTCTTTTTCCTAAATAAATATAATGTATTAGGTCATAATTTTCTTTAATTAACTTTTGCGAACTCTTCTTTTTGCGCGATATGTATACCTCATTGAATCAATCACTTGTCCAATGAAGTGACAATTTTCATCAATTGGTAAGATGTTTGGATGAAAGTTCGGGTTTATTGCCTTGAGATATCGTGAGCCGTCAGATTCAATAACTAACTTCTTGAAAGTCGCATCTTTATCATTTCTTACAACAATGATGTCTCCAGATTGCATATCAGAATAATGAACTGTTGGATCTACAACAATGTAATCACCTTCAATGAAGTCTGGCTCATTACTTACACCTTTGACTTTTAGGTAAAAACATTTTTCGCAGTCATCTGGTAATGGAAACCATTCGACAACCTGAGACATATCTACAGATTCAACATTCGTAAAGTTACCTGCTTGAACCCAAGAGAGAACTGGAGCCATTCGAGCTTGAACAGGGGCTACATTTGTAGATGCTTGAACAGGGATTTCACCTTTACCTGTCAGGATATATTCAGTTGTAACTCCAAATGCATTAGCCATTGCCTCTAGCGAACCTGCTTTGGGTAAATAACTGTCTTTTTCCCATTCCGTAACAGCAGGCGAACTAACTCCTGCAATCTTCGCTAATTGCACTTGAGTTAATTTTTTAGCTCGTCTGAGCGCACGTATGCGCTGACCAATAGTATCTATATTCATATAAGTTATCTTACATATTGCTTTTATAAGTTTTCTTTGATTAAATACTAAGAAATCTTACTTTTTGGGTGTGGTTATGACTAAAGAAGAAGCATTTAAGTTGCTTGGGGTGAATGGTGTGGAGTTGGCTGGAAAGTTAGGCATTGAGCCTTCAGCAGTTTATCAATGGCCAGATCAGAAAATCCCATTAGCTCGTGAATACCAAATTCGTGATTTAGCTGAAGGCAAAGTGCCACTAAAACACAAAGCAGCTGTTGAATAAGGAATTTTTTATGAGCCTTGAAAAAGAAGATCTTCGTTTGAAGATGCTCCCCGACATGATGGAGCGATTGCGTCTTATTGCAGACGTTCGAGGGAATGATTATGCACATCAAGCTATTGTCCTTTTAGAAAAAGCAATTATGGGTGAATACCATGAAGTTAGCTTAATGCTTGAAAGAGCTAATAAAAATAGGAAGAAAAGGGAGAGCTTGGGAATTCTTGGTCGTGTTGGGGTAAACCCTGATTCACATATTTTAGAAATTAAAAAAGCCTGATGGTCAAGATCAGGCTTTTCAATTCATCAATACGGAAACCAATGAATATGCAAACTAATTTATCAAATGAGTCAACAAAATACAATCAGCAGGATTTTCTACCTGGTGATGTAGTCGTGCTTGTAAATCCAACTTCATCAAATGATTTATATGAAATCGAAGCATTTCAGCCAAAAGAATATTACTGGCTGGTTGGTGGTGGAATTACTCACAAAACTGAAATACGCCAAGCAACTGTCGCAGAACTCAACGCCAAACGCCGCCTAACAAACGCTGAGCAAGCATTAGCGGAGGTTTCATGAGTATTTCAGAACAACAAAGCCAAAAAAATATCCAATCGTGGCATGAACCAGCATTAAGAACACTGTCTGGTTTATTGGAAGTCCGTAAGAAAAATCTAGCACGCCAAAATCGTGATGAGGAAAATGCTGTTGTGACACGTGAAGAGTTTATGCAAGCACTGATAGACCAACACGGCAAACACGGGCTTTATCTCGGTCATGCTGGTCAAATTATCTCAAGTTTATATCGGGCTAAGAGCATTCGATACTTAGGTAGCACTTTCATTCAGATGAATGAAGAGGGGGCTTAATGAGCTTAGACGCATCCATTTGGGCTTTTAAAGCAGAGGTTAAAACCTCTAGTCAAAGACTCGTTTTATTGGCCTTGGCTGATAGAGCGGGTGAATCACACAAGTGCTACCCAAGCATTAAGCGAATGGTTAAAGATACACTTCTCAACCGTAAAACTATTATCAAAGTTTTAGATGAACTTGAAGCTGGATCTTTCATTAAATTCACGGGTGAAATAACTGGAAATGGCGTGAAGGTTTACCAGTTAATTGGTGTGATGGGCCGTGAAGAAAATGATTTAACCAATCCCAAAAAGGGAACTAGTACCAATAATGGAACTAGTTCCAATTTCGGTACTGGTTCCAAAAGCGGTACTAGTACCAATAATGGGACCGCAACCAGTCCCAAAAACGGTACCGAGACCAGTACCAATATTGGGACACAGAACCTATCAGGGAATCTATCAATAGAATCTATAAATAAAAAAACATGGTTGAGTTTGAAAAAACTTGGTGAAGAAATTCGTTTGGCAACTGATCAGGAAACTTACGAGCGGATCAAAAACGCGACTTGGTTTGATCGTGAGCTTCGAGCATTTGAACTCTACAACGCTGAAAAGAATCTTTGTGATGAACTCATGAATTACCACTTCGCGGATTGGTTGATTAATGCATGTGGTAAATACCAAGCTCGTGAACAATCTAAAAACCCTAAAGCTGGAACACTGGTTCGAGTCTCGCAGGGAGAATCAAATACACTCAGTTCTAAACAAATTTACTCCTTCGCTCAAAAACTTTCTGTTCTTCCTGAATTCGCAAGCAAGTATGCGGAAGGAAACGAAAGTTATGAGCAACTGGCTGCACGTATCGCAGTAAAACTTGCAGATCCTGAGCAACAACAAAAATTGATGCCTTATCTCATTCAGGTTGGATTTCAACAGGGCAAAGGAGTGGCAGCATGAGATATGGATCTGTGTGTTCTGGTATTGAAGCTGCAACAGTTGCCTGGAACTCACTTGGATGGGAAGCTGCGTGGTTTTCAGAAATAGAAACCGCACCAAGTCAAATTTTAGAACATCATTATCCAGCAGTTGAAAACTTAGGGGACATGACAAAAATTCGTGAGAAAGTTCTAAATCAACAAGTAGAAGCACCAGATATTTTGGTTGGTGGAACTCCATGCCAGGCATTCTCCTTAGCAGGACTAAGAAATTCATTAGCAGATGAAAGAGGACAATTATCTTTAGAATATGTGAGGTTAGCGGATGCAATTGATTCAGCAAGATCTATTCGAGGACTTAAGCCAGCCATTATCGTTTGGGAAAATGTACCAGGAGTACTCAACACAAAAGATAACGCTTTCGGCTGCTTTCTGGCTGCACTCGCAGGTGAAGAGTGTGAATTACAACCTACAGGGAAAAAATGGCCAAACGCTGGTTGTGTGTTTGGACCACAACGACAAATCTATTGGAGAGTCCTTGATGCTCAATATTTCGGACTCGCCCAACGACGTAAGCGTGTGTTTGTTGTCGCAAGTGCTCGAGCAGAATGTATCGGAGAAATACTTTTTGAGCACAAAAGCCTGTCTAGGGATTCTAAGGAGAGCAGAGGCAAGAGGGAAGACATTACCAGACTGTGTGAAGTTCACTCTTTCAGAACAAGCCAAACTATTAGCGGAAAAAATTACACTCCACCCATTTTAGCTTCTCATGGCCAAAAGAAATGGTTAGGAAACCAAGAAGCCTTTTGCGGTGATTATTACATTAAGCATGCGATTGGTGTTGGCGGCCAAACTGTTAATGCAGGGATATCAAATGAAGTTTTCCCAACGTTACTAGCCCGTCATGGTGATGCTTATGTCATTCATAGTTATGGTCTAAACGGAAATACTATAGGGCATTTAGAAAAAACAGGTTCAAGCGGAACAGGTTTAAACCATGAGCTTTCATACACTTTAGTTTCAACTAAAAAGAATGCCGTAGTTTACTGCGGTACTAAAAATGATGCTTTATTTGATATAGCGCAGGATATTGCTCCAACTGTGAGATGTGGTGGTAAAGGAGGTGGTGCAATCCACCAAGCAGTTTTTAAATATATTCCTCCAAATATTTTCTACTTAGCTCGTTATTTAACTGAAGTTGAATGTGAGCGTCTGCAAGGCTTCCCTGATAACTATACCAATGTGAAAGGTGTGGCTTCAGGTAAGCGATATAAAACATTAGGCAATTCTATGGCTGTTTCAGTAATGAAGTGGATAGGACTGCGTATTCAAAAATTTTTCAAAGAGGTTTCTAAATGAACAAATTCGAAATTTTGGCGTGGGCAATGCTCATCTCAATCGTAACTAGTGTCATCTGTGGTGTTGTAGTGCTTTGGTGGCATACGCGAAAGGAGGCAATTCAGGAGTGAGTTCAATGAGCCTTGCTGAATATCGTGAATTATTTCCTATTCAGAAAAATAAAAAGCGCCGTTCAGCAAAGCAAACACGTGAACCAAGTGTGGGGGAGGTTTTATTAGCAACTCATCTTAAAGCCTGCAAGATTGATTTTGAGCAGGAATACAAATTCCATCCAAAACGCAAATGGAGGGCAGATTTTTTAATTACTGGGAAAAAGATTTTGGTAGAGGTAGAAGGCGGGATCTGGAGCGGTGGACGTCACACAAGAGGGAAAGGTTATTTAGGGGATATGGAGAAATACAACGAAGCAGCAATGATGGGTTTTACAGTTTTACGGTTCAGTACAGTGCAAGTTAAAGCGGGCGTGGCGATTAAACAAATTGAGCAATTGGTGGGATGAATATGAATATGCCAGTACAACACATTTTACAAGCAGTCGATTGGTCTAAGTATAGTTTTGAGGAATGGTGTCGTCAGCTTGGAGCATGGCTAAACGGTGATAGTGAAAAAATGGTCAGAATTGTGAAGACTATGCCAACCAAACGCATCACTCAAAAGCAACGTGAAAAGCTTATGGCTATGTATATGAGTGATGAAACTTTAAAAGATCGCTTGTGTATTCGTCGTAAGGGCACTTGTTGTCAGTTAAATGATAATGAAGCGCGTGCAATCCATAGATTGTTTATAGATATTCAGTTAATTGAAGACCATATTTTGCAAGAATGGATCTCAACAATTTGGTCACATCACGTTATGAGTAATTCATTAAGAGATATTGCTCAGAGTAATGACACTTCAGTTAATCAGATTAGACAAGATCTAAAATGTGGACTGGCTTATATTAAAAGTCGAAATCCTCATTTTAGCTTTGAAACTTTTGAAAAAACCGCTTGAGTGTGCGCACGGGGTGTGGCATATTTGTGCTAACTTGGCGATTTTTTAATTTAAAGCCATTTTAAAGCCTCGCAAATGCGGGGTTTTTGTCATTCTGGGGTGTTCATGGCTGACGATGATCAATTTGATAAAGAAGTTTATAAAACACTTTATGAGTTTCAATTAAAAGGGCTTGAAAGTGTTAAGGCATTACATGCAAAACATGAGGATAAAGCTGCTAAATATCTAACATTTACATCAATAATTATTGCTGCTATGAGTATATTTTCAAAACAGTATTTGTTTGATGTTGAAAACAAATCTTTTATATTTTACTTAATTGTCGTTTTGATGGTTTTTGTTTTCTTGTCATTATCCAGTATAGCTAGAAATTTATTTCATGTTCTAGAAGTTAGTAAGGTGGGGAAACTAGAAAATAATAAGGATATGGTCAATTACTTTACACAGAATGAGCTAGCAACTATCTACTATTATCTTTCCATTGATATGGCTGGGGTGATTAAAACATATGAAGATAGAAATGCTATAAAAGTTAATTATTTGAATAAGGCTTTTATAGAGATAAAATTCTGTGGATTAATGTTTGTGTTAACTGTACTATTGATTATAGTTGATATTTTGATCATTTAAGTTATATGGAAAAGATTCGATTTAATAAACCTGTTCCTCCAGAGGTTGATAGACCCCCAATAGTTATTGAAGAAAGAAGTGATAAAAGTAAACTGGAGCATAAATAATATGGGTATAAGTGCATCTAAGCCGGTACCACCACCAGCTCCAACTCCACCAATCAAGATTGTTGGCGATTCTATGCCAGAAAAATTAATTAAGAAACCAAGATAACCTTTAAAAAATGAGCTCGCCAAAAGGTGGTTTTTTGCATTTTAGGAGGATTACATACTTCGAATTATCAGGCAAGAAATGCCTGATGATCTTAAGCATGTATTAGAGTGATGATATGCTGTTGTTTTCTAATAAAGTGACTTCAAATGCCATCAATAAAAATTTCAAAAGGAAAGATTGTTAATCCTGTAGCTGACAAGCTGATACTTGTGGGTTCAAATGAAGTAGAGATTCAATTAGAGGCTTTATCTGCTATATCTGCGAAACAATCTATGTGTTTAATGTTTTTATCAAATCATTATTTAAAAAACAAAGATAATTATGGAGATCCTAGTGAATTTATTAAGTATCTATCTTCTAACTTCACTCAAGTAGAAATAAATACAAACAAAGGCAGGATCATTGGATCAGAAATCAACACGAGATTTCTCAATAAACTTAAGAAACTTGCTGAATCTTTAATTCTGATTGATCTCTATGACAAAGGGAAAATCAAAATTTAATAATAATTGTAGCCCTCTTCGGAGGGTTTTGATGCATTTATTAAAATAAAAGATACTATTACTCCCAAGTTCTTATATTGAATGAAGGAAATTCTTTTTTGAAATTATTAATGGAGTCCTCTAAGTGTAGTTCACATTGAAGAAGTGAATGAATTAGATCGACTCTGGCATCACTCACATTCTCCAATTTTGAAATAGTGATTTTATTCTTGGAGTCTTTACACTGTGCTAAAAGTTGTGAACAGAGGGTTTCAGCAAAATCAAAAGTTTCTGAAAAACGTTTATTTGTTGAAATAGTTTCATTTACTTGTTCAAACAATGATATTTCAATATCGGACATCAAAATATCAAACAAATCATTGTTGATATTTTGGATCTTTAATTTTGCCTTTTTTGCGCTATATATGGTCTCGTGCAAGCTAGACAAATATTGGATTTTAAGTGCATGAAAACGCTGTTCTTGGGCAATCCGAATTTGATGTATAGCAAATATAAGAGCACAAATTGCCAGAATTAACCCTAGAACTGAACACAGTGTTTGTATAACAGAAGAATAATTTACAACCCAATTTAGAACGCTATTCATATTGGTATTTAATCATGATGTGATACTTACAAATTGTATATGAGTTGGAGTAAAAAAATTTTGAATAAGTTATATTTAGTTCAAAATAAACAAAGTGTAATTTAATGATTGATATTTTAAATGAAATTTGGAAAAAACCAGAAGCATTTGCACAAATCTTAGCAGCCTCCATTGGTGTAATTGGGTTGGCAATCACATTTCTGATAACTTTTTTTCGAACAAAATCATTCCAGAAATCAGAAAAAATAGCTGAAGCACGATTGACAATTTATCTCGATTTGGTTGAAAAGTATTCTATATTCATTTTGTTCATCAATATGAATAAGAGAGATTTATGTACAAATAGCTTAGAAAGTCAAATACAGGAAAACTTATTAAATTTAGTAGTTTCTTATAATAAGGCATGTATTGTTTGTAATTCAGAAACAAAAAAAGAATTTGATGTTGGTTTTAAAAAGATATTTAAATTACATGAAGAAATTATTCAATATGGTATTCCAGAATGTGAAATTGCAAACAAGATATTACAAATCGAAAAGCTAGCCGTAGAAATGTCTTTACATATGAGGAAAGAATTAGATGTCCTGAAAGATATCAATTTAGAAATACAAATTATTAAAGATAATTACAGTCCAGAGATAAATTAAAACGATACGCGAAAGTAGGTTTTTCAATGAGGTAAATAAATGGATTCTAATGAGTACTTCTGGCTCACAAGAAAAAAAGAACCTAAAACAAAACCTAAAAGCCGACCATTGCCTAAAGCCAAACAAAATTATTTAGAAGCTGAAGAAATCCTATTTCAAGAGCTAGAAGAACATCGGATTGGATATCGAAGAAAATTTCAATTTGAATCAACTAAAAATTGGCGATTTGATTTTTATATTGTGAAGTTGAATCTTCTAATAGAAATTGCTGGTAGCCCTTGGGCAGTTGGACGTGGTGGTAGAAAGATAGCAAACGCCTTAGGTAAATATGATCTTGCTTTAGATAAGGGTTATAAATTTGAGCGTCTTGAGCCTCATCAAATTGAATCAGGTTATGCAATCAACTGGATAAAAAGCGAATTAGCGAGAATTGAAGATGGAACAAATCAGACCATTTCCTCCACAGGATTTGATTGATAAAGCCGAAGAGGATGAAGCAATTAGATTGGCTCCAGCACCTGACTTAATGGATTGGGTGATCACAAACTTTTTAACTATTGGCGGACCACTACATAACCCAGATCACGATCATATTGCTGAGCTACTTCACGACAATGAAGAGTTTTTAGCCTGTGCATGGGCTTCATCCGCATGTATTGCTAAAAAGCGTATGGTTCTAGGTCAATGCGAAAAGGTGATGTTCAACCAAGGCGGGTGGAAGAAAGCTCGACAAGAGCAGCAAATGCGTGATTGGTTTGGCTATGTGCCTGTATATCTAATTACTATTGATGCTAGTTATTGTGATCAGGCTACGGACCGAGACTTTTGCGCTTTAATCGAACATGAGCTTTATCACATTGGCGTTGAGCGAGACGGGGATGGTGAGCCACTTTATAGCGAGATGACTGGCTTACCAAAACACTATTTAGCTGGCCATGACGTTGAAGAGTTCGTTGGTGTAGTAAAAAGATGGGGAGCGGACGAAAGCATGAAGCGACTAATTGAAGTGGCGAAGCAAGCGCCGTTTGTATCAGATGTAAATATTTCCAAGTGCTGTGGGACATGTTTAATAAGTTGAGCCGTTTGGCTCATTTTTTTTGCCATGTTTCCTTGACGTACCTTGACGGATAGAGAGAAATGGCGACTTTAAACAAAAAGCAAAAACTCTTTATTGTGCAGTCACTTGCTGTTTTTAATACCCCTCAAGAAACAGTAGCACTCGTCAAGGAAGAATTTGATATTGAAGTCTCAAGGCAGCAAGTTGAATCTTACGATCCAACTAAAGTTGCAGGTAGAGATTTAAGTAAGGAATTTAAAGATTTTTTTGAGAAAGTTCGGGATGAGTATCTTGAACAGCCACTAAATAAAATTAGTGGTGTAAATGACATTGTCCAGTTGAAAATTCTGAATGATCTGCTGTGGTCCAAAAAAAATAACGTGAGAATGACACTCCAGATTGTCGACCAAATGCAAAAAATCACAAAAGGGTTTTATGACAAGAAAGGTGAGCAAGCAAGCAAGGGCAGAGTTAATGATGAAGGACAAACAAAAGCTGAAGTAGAGCTTGAGATTAAAAAGCTTGAGCTTCAGAAGTTACAGCGTGAAGTGAATCCACCAGAGTATCGCCCACCTGATGAGGATTACAAACTTGTTTTGAATCCTGATGAGGAGATACCAAATGAGCCAATTCTTTAATCCTCCTGAAGGTTCAGTTCAATTAACGCCAAAGCAGGCAAATATATATTTGTGGGGCTGGCAGGTAGAAGCTCGTTTTCGTGATGCTGTTTGCGGTCGACGTTTTGGTAAAACTTTCTTGGCTAAAGCGGAAATGCGTAGGGCTGCAAGACTGGCTGCTAAATGGAATGTTTCTGTCGAGGATGAAATCTGGTATGCAGCGCCTACCTTTAAGCAAGCAAAGCGGGTTTTCTGGAAGCGATTAAAGCAGGCAATTCCAGCATCATGGCGAGCTGGAAAGCCGAATGAGACTGAATGTTCAATTACATTAAGAAGTGGCCATGTTATCCGTGTTGTAGGGCTGGACAATTATGATGACCTACGTGGATCTGGCTTATTTTTCCTAATCATTGATGAGTGGGCGGACTGTAAATGGGCAGCATGGGAAGAAGTACTTCGACCAATGCTCTCAACTTGTAAATACGTAGTCAACGGCGTACAGCGAGTCGGTGGCCATGTTTTAAGGATTGGAACACCTAAAGGTTTCAACCATTGTTATGACACATTCATGGATGGTCAGCCAGGGCATGAACCGGATTGTAAAAGCTTTTCTTATACATCCCTACAAGGTGGAAATATTCCTGAGTCTGAAATCATTGTTGCTAAACGCAAGATGGATCCGAAGACTTTTAGCCAAGAATATGAGGCAAGCTTTGAAAGTTACCAAGGCGTTATCTTTTACTGCTTTAATCGGTTACTGAGTGCATCTACTGAAACAGTTCAGGCAAATGATGTGCTTCATATCGGGATGGACTTCAACGTTACCAAAATGGCTGCTGTTGTATATGTTCGCCGTGGGGAACAAATGCATGCTGTTGATGAGTTCGTAAATCTTTTTGATACACCGGCAATGATTGAGGCCATTCAGGAACGATATCCTGATCATGAAATTGCTATTTATCCCGATGCATCAGGTGAGAATCGAAAGTCAAGTAATGCAAGTGAAACGGATCTAGCTTTACTCAGAAAAGCAGGATTTAAAGTCCTTGTGAATAGTAGAAACCCTGCGGTTAAAGACCGTATCAACTCAATGAACAGCAGGCTCTGTAATACCTTATCTGAGCGCAGACTCTTTGTGAACGTAACAAAATGCCCGCACTTCGCTAAATGCTTAGAGCGTCAAATTTATGATGATTATGGGCAGCCTGATAAAAAGTCAGGGTTTGACCACATGAATGATGCAGGAACCTATCCAATCGCTTATCTATTTCCGATTGATAAAAAATCAATGGGAATGCGAAGGATACGTGGGATGTCTTAAACAATGCACCTATTTAGGTGCTTTTTTATTGGTGTATTTATGGCAGTTACTGATAAACATCCGCAGTATATTGCTGCACAAAAAAGCTGGCAGATTATGCGAGACGCTGTTGCTGGCGAAGAGCAGATCAAACAGGAACAAACCAAATATCTTGCTAAATCTGCTGGAATGATTGAGGCAGAAAAGCAGGGTGATAGGACTGGAGAGATTTATAAAGCTTATCTAAGCCGTGCTCAGTATCCACTTTGGGTTCAAGACTCACTTCGCACGATGATTGGTTTGGTTTCAAAGCTTGAACCAAACATCGTAATTGAAAGTTCTTTGCTAAAGGGTTTGGTAGAGAACGCTACTAATGACGGATTTGGCCTTAAACAACTCTTTATCCGTATTTGTTTTGCGCTTTTAGTTGATGGGCGCTGCGGATTGTTGGTCGATGTAGATGCTAATGGAGTGCCTTACTTCGCCCTTTACGATGCTCTATCTATCATAAACTGGAAAGAAAATAGCATCGGTGGTCGTAAGGACCTCAAGCTATTAGTGCTCGAGGAGCAATTTGATAATAGTGAAGACGAGTTTGGTCACAATACAAAGACTGTCCACCGCGTATTAGCTATGCAGGAAGGTGCTTTAACTGTCCGCTTGTTTGATGGCTCTAGTGAAGAAGATAAAACTCCGGATCTTGGCGGTAATCAGCTTTCATTCACACCATTTGTATTCTGTGGTGCCACGGATAATTCCCCTAATGTTGGAACTATTCCGCTTTTGACTATGGCTAAAGCAGCATTAAAGTACTTTCAGCTCAGTGCGGATTACTTTCAGTCACTCCATCACACAGCTCATCCTCAGCCTTGGATTAATGGTGTCGACAATGATGATGAGCCAGATATTAGTGTTACAGGTGTGATGGCAGTCTGGAGTCTTCCTGGTGAATCTCAATGCGGTTACTTAGAAATTTCAGGTAATGGCATTGAACTTACTAAGAGTGAAATGGATGCACAAAAGAATGCAGCATTAGAAGCAGGCGCAAAGGTGGTTGATACAAATTCACAGGAATCAGGTGAAGCACGCCGTGCACGTCAAGATGATCAGCATGCAAGTTTACATAGCATTGTGATGTGTGCAGCTGCTGCTATTGAGCAGTCGATTAAATATGCAGCTCAGTGGTTAAAGCTGGATTCTTCAAAATATGCATTCACGGTAGAGCCTGAATTTATTGTTCAGCAATACGATATCAATCTTGCTAAACAACTTTATGAAGGTGCTATTGCTGGAAAAAATTCATTCCAGACGTATTGGGAATATCTCGCTACTGGAAAGCTACCAGTTCATGATTTCAAGGAAGAGTTGAAACGGGTAGAAGGTGAGCGAGATAGCATGCCACTTTAGAGGTGTTAAATGGCTTCAGATACTGAAAAATCCTTGATTGAAGTTCTCACTCAGCATCAGGCGTATTTATACCGAGCTTCTTCGCAATCAGTTAATGAATTACTAAAAATCTTCAATGATGAGTCGGCTTTAATGCTGGCAAAGCTTAGAGATTTACTTGATGAGTTAAATGATTCTGAAAAGGTGGCACTTGCTGGCGGCCAATACACAACGACAAACCTCAAAGAGATCCGCGATTTAATTTCTCAATGGTTCGTAAGTGTCAACACAAGCCTACCTGAAGCTTTCGCCGTTTCAGCCACTGCACTAGCTGTATATGAGGCCAACTACACGGCAAAACTATACGGCGGAAAGATTAAACAACCCTATGGAGACAAGCTTTATAAGGCTGCTAAAAAAGTTCCTTTAGTAGGCGGGGCCTTGGTCGACGACCTTTTAACAAAGTTGGCTGAAAGTGCTCGTCAAAAGGTTGAATATGCGATTCGGGACGGGATTAGTTCAGGTAAAACTAATCAGCAAATTGTTCAGCGCATCGGTGGGACTAAGCGCCTTAATTATGAAGATGGCATTTTAACAAGCACTAAATCTGATATCGATAGGACTGTAAGGACGGTTCGTAGTCATGTGGCCAATCAAGCTTATCTTAATAGTTTTAATCAAATTGGCTTTGAATACGTAAAATTGGTTGCAACGTTGGATGGTAGGACATCAAAACTTTGCGCTTCCTTGGATGGTACCGTTTGGGAAATAAACGACCCAGCAAAGCGTGTACCGCCGTTGCACCCGAATTGCCGCAGTATTCTAGTTGCTGTAGATAAGGATGGTCTTCTTGTTGGAGAAAGACCGTTTGTCATGGACGAGCGACCAGTGAAAGACATCCCGAAAGATGAGCGCAGCCAACTCATCGGCCAATTGGATGCCAATACAACATTTAAAGAGTTCTTTAAGAAAACAGATGATTTCTTCCAGAAAGAATGGCTAGGGCCAAAGCGGTATAAGCTTTATAAAGAAGGAAAATTTGATTTTGAAAAGTTCTTTGATCCTGAAGGGCAGCTTTATACATTGGAAGAGTTAAGAAAGCTGGATGAAAGGATATTTAATGAATTGGGTAAATAAAAAATACTTGGTAATATCGATATGATTTTATAGGAGTTATTTAATTAGATGAAAAGAAAAATTCTAAGATTTATTTTCGGTATTTTCGTTAGTGTACTTTTTATTATACTTTTATTAGCTCTAGGTTATGCTATAGAAAACAATGAAAAGTTTATTCCTGTAATTGTTGGATTAATGAGTGTATTCTCTGGTTTAGGTGGTGTTTGGATAACAAACTATTTTAATAATAAAAATCAAAATGAACGTTTTGAATTTGAATCAAATCAAAAAGAAACTGATAGATCTTTTAACCTTAAAAAGGATATTTATTTAAATGCAGTTAATGAGTTGATTGAAATTAATTCATTAATAGGTCAAGTTCCTCATTTAGAATTTGATTTTAAAAAATCAAATGAACAATTTTTAAAATTTTGTTACTCAATGAACCGTTTGCAGATAATTGCCAATGTAACAACAACTAAGCAAACTATGCAAGTAATGAAAGTATGTTCTAAATTGTATTTTTTAATGCTGAAGGAGCGGAAAAATTTAATTGATTTAACTGATGAGTCTAATGCAATTAAGCCTTATATCAATGTATATGAAGATGAAAAAAATAGAGTATTTAGGTTAATAACGGACAACAAGCTTTCTAAAAATTATGATCATGATTTAGATAGGAAGTTTTGGGATGAATATGTAAATAATGAGACTAGAAGGAAAGATCTGGCTGAGCGACATTTAAATTTAGTAGAAGAGTCTAATTTAGAAGTTAGCAGGTTAAACAGAATTTATTTAAAGGGAATCTCAGATGTAATTAAAGAAATTAATAAATTAAATGTGCTAATTAGAAAAGATCTTAAAGGTGATGATTTAATAGAAGAATATGAAACAATCTTAGCTGAAAACAGCTCTGATGCTATGAGCTATATTGAGGAAATGATTGATGATTTTGAAGAGAAGTACAAAAGTGATGATAAGGACTAAATATTACTGAATCCTTATTGTCCTTCTTAAATGAACAGATTAGCAGCCCAATGGCTGCTTTTTTAATGCCTGAAGCAAAGCCGATGGCTCGACCAATAAACCCGCAAAGCGGTATCTCTAGGAGATTTTTAAATGCCAGACGAAATTAAAGTTGATTTGGAAAATCCTGAAATTAAAGCAGCTATTCAAGCCGCCGTTGATGAAGCTGTTAAAGGTCTTAAAGATAAGAATGCTGAACTTATCAAAGACAAAAAAGAGTTGAAAGATGAACTAGGTTCTTTGAAATCAAAGGTTGACGGGTTAGATCTGGATGCAATCAAGGTCTTGCTTGATAAATCAAATCAGGATGAGGAATCCAAACTTATTGCTGAAGGCAAGATTGAAGAAGTTATTCAGAAGCGCACTGAAAAGATGCGTGAAGAGCATGACAAAGTTCTTAAGTCAGAGAAAGAGCGTGCTGATAAGGCTGAGAGTTATGCAAACAAATTCCGTCAGTCAGTAATTCAAGGCCAGATTGTTCAGGCAGCCGTTGAAATGGGTGCTTTGAATGAAGCAACAGCAGATATCGCATTTTTAGCACAATCACAATTTTCTTTAGATGAAAACGGTAAGGCCGTATCTGTCGATGCGAATGGTGAAGTGGTAATTGGTAAAGATGGCACTAATCCAGTAACTCCTAAGGAGTGGGTGGAAGGTCTGCGAGAAAGCAAGCCTTACTTCTGGCCTAAAGCAAATGGTTCTGGTTCACCTGGCTCAGGAACATCAATTAAAAAATGGTCTGACTATTCAGAAGCTGAACGAGCAGCTTTGGCTCGTGAAAATCCAGCAGCTTTCAAACAATTATTGCAAACAAAAGGTAATTAAATATGCCAGCAACTCAGTTACAAGATATTTTCGTTGGTGACTACTACACAACTTTAGACCCAGTAAACTCACCTGAAAAAACGGCAGTTTATCAGTCTGGTATTGTCACCAAAAATGATGCTCTGAATGATATTGCAAGCAATGGTCAGGGCACATCAACAATTTCTTATTGGCAAGATCTGGATGCTAATGAGGAAGCAAACACTTCTACAGATAATCCAGATCAGAAAGGTAAAGTGGGTAAAGCTACACAGGGCAGTATGCAAGCACGAACACTTTATCTCAACAAACCTTATGGCGTAGCGGATTTAACAACCGAGCTTGCTAATAGCGAGCCGATGCAACACATTCGTAATCGTTATGGTAAGTATTGGGAGCGTCAATGGCAGCGTTACCTATTGGGTGCAGCGCGAGGAATTATCGCTTCTAACATTGCTAATAATTCAGGTGATATGGTTATTGATGCTGGAGCAACAATGACCGCTAATGCTATGCAGGATGCAGCATTTACTGCTGGTGATGCTGCTGATCAGTTCGCAGCTATTGGTGTGCACTCAACTGTAATGAAACAGATGGTGCAGAAAGACCTAATTCAATATATCCAAGATTCTCAAGGTAACATCATTTTAACAACTTACCTTGGTAAACCAATCTTTATGGATGATGGTCTGAAATATGGCACAAATCAATTCCTTACAATGTTCTTTGGTACTGGGGCATTTGGTTATGGCGAAGGTACTCCAAAGAATCCTGTTGGTCTCCAACGTGATGAGCTCGGTGGTAATGGTGGTGGTTCTGAAATTATCGTAGAGCGCAAAACTTATATCTTGCAACCAGCTGGTTTCTCTTGGGAGGGCGAAAAAGATCCGAACAAAACACCAACCATTGCGCAATATTCAGATCCAGCAAATTGGGAGCGAGTATTTGACCGCAAACTTGTTCCATTTGCTGCAGTTATTTCTGGTACACCTTAATAAACATGGCGACTTCGGTCGCCTTTGTTTTTGGAGATAAAAGTGAAAGTAATTTATACAAATTCCGTTCCTGAAAATCGTGATCACACTGCTTGTTACCGAACTTCATTTTTAGGAGTTATTGGTGAAGCTTCATTGGTGCATGTTGAAGATGATTTTCCTAATGCAGAAATGATTAAACAGGCTTATGGGCATCTTACACTTCCTAAAGAAAATGAAGCTTTAGCATCTGGTTCAATTGGCGATTTAAAATTGCAAGAGCGCTTAGATGAGGCACTTGGCCAAGTTGAAATGCTTGAAGCAGAAAATACCCGTTTAGAAGGTGAACTTGCTGAAGTAGTTGCTGAGAAAGCTGCATTACTTGTCGATGATCAAATTGCTACAGCTAAAGGTGAGCTGGCCTCATTTAAAAATGACATTCCAGCAATGAAAGCACGAATTGCTGAATTAGAAGCGGGTAAAGGAACTCCTGATCCTTTAGACGGACCAAAACCAGGTGATTATGAAAACTGGAAGGTCGACCAAATCAAGGCTTACCTAACTGATAAGGGCATCGAGTTCAAGCAATCAGCATTAAAGCCAGAATTAATTGCATTGATTCCACAAGAACCAAAGGAATAATCCATGAGCTTTATCACTGAACAAGAGGCAATTGAACACGTAGTAGGCTTTGATGCTTTATCTGCCAGTGATAAGGCTGATTATCTTCAGATGTCTGAGGCTTATTTATTAGCACGTAATGTTAAGCCTTATGAGGATGTAGCGACAGTACCTCAACCCCTCAAAACTGCCTCTTATCAGATCATCAAGGGCATCATGAAGGGAGAGCTATACCAAGGTCAGGAACAGGCATTAAAGCGCAAGAAAGTAAAGGCTGATACGGTTGAGACTGAAAAAGAATATCAAGACGGATCGGTAAAACTAACGGCAACTGAGCAGTTTATTCTTGATTTGATCAAGCCATATTGCAAACGTAAACGCGTATTTTTTGTCAGGAAAATTTAATGGGCTTACGTGACGAAATTCAGGCAGAAATTGCCGAAGCATTTAATGATGATTTAGCAGACGCCATTCATACATTTACGTGTGAGCGAGTCACTAAATCAAATTGGGATCCTAAGACAGAAACCTACGTTGAAGGTAAGGAAAACTATTCTGGCCGTGGCGTTCTGTTTGGCTCATATAGTCAATATGAGATCCAGACACTCGGAGTACTAGCTACAGATAAAAAAGCGACCGTGCTGCAAAATGAAGTAACCATGGTGCCTATAATTGATGATGAATGGCTAACAGCGTTAGGCTCATTCAAAGTAATCCATATTCAGCAGGATCCTGCCTCTACTATTTGGAAATGTCAGTTGAGAAGGGTTTAAATACTTGGTCTAATATCCTTCTAAATTAGGGGGATACATGGCTAGAAAAAAACTTAAAGAAAAAATAGAGCTCACAATCTTTTGGCTAGGTTTATTCTGTTTAACATATTTAATATTTGGTTTTATTTTGAAATCGGATTTAACTAAACCAGTTGATTCTGCAGTTTTTTATGAGGTTTTAAAAGATGCATTAACCATAACTGCAGCTTTTTTTGCTCCAGTAGCAGCATTCGTATTGTTTAGTGACTGGAGAGTTGAACATCACATTAAGGCAACCTATCAACTTTTAGATGATATTAAAAATTTATCTTTTAGTATTCAGAATGATTTAGGTCAATATCATACTAAGATTGTTAAAAAGAAAATAAACAATTCTGATGAGTTTGTTGGTAGTGAAGACCGTCAATTAATACTGAAAAAAAACATTGAGTTGGAACGTATTGGTAATCAGTTTTTAGTTTTAAATAAAGAAATAGAATCTTTTAAATTGTTAGTCATTAAACTTAAAGATTGTTCAAACATAGCTCTAGATGATTTACATTTGATGGAGTATTTTACATTTAATTTAATTAATAAAAAGTATTTAATTGATAATGATTATTATAGATCTGAATATTTAAAATATTCAGATCTATATGATGAAAAATTTTTAGAAATATGCAAGATTTCTGATGAAATTAACAATCAAGTTACTAATATAAAATCAAAAATTTAGTTAAACCAGCTTCAGCGGACTTTTTAATGGAGTAAATATGACTTGGGCAGTACATGAGTTTTATGACAGCGTTCAGGTTGTACCTGACGATGATTTAAAACCTCATTCATTTTTTCATTGCGAATGCCATCCCCAATATGTGGATGGCATTTTTATTCATAACGCATTTGACGGCAGAGAGGCTTCTGAAACCCCTTTGCTAAGCTGAAAAGGATAACCCATGGTTAGCACAGATTACGTTCCTTTATGGCGCATCTCGCCGTTTCAACATGTGCATTACACGCTGGCTCGAAATCAACTACACATGGATCTTCTATTTGAGGATATGAATAAGGTTGATCAGTTCATCTCTATAGAAGGAGCAGCGGCTCAGGTTGATTATTATTTCAATGGCACGTATGCAATTGTCCAGCTTGGCGACACCTCAGAAAGAAAGCCTATTGAAGTTTATGGGTTGCTTTTACATGAAGCTGTCCACGTCTGGCAAAAAATCAGAAAACTAATGGGAGAAAAAGAACCTAGCTCAGAATTTGAAGCTTACTCAATTCAAGCAATCGCTCAAGACCTTTTCGAAATGTACGAAGAAAGTGAGGTAAAGCATGGGATGGAAGGGGAAAAAACCAACTGATTTTAGTTTTGATGTGACTAAAACAGCAGAAGACCAGGTAAAGAAAATCACGATGGATACAGTGCAATCATTAGTTGTTTCAAGTCCAGTTGATACCGGTGCTTATCGTTCTTCTCATATAGTTTCAATTGGATCTGGTGACTTTGGTATACGTGGACCTGAAACAAATGCCGTTCAGGATGCTGCCATTCAAGCTGTGAAGTTTAAGCTTGGTAATTTGGTCTATATCCAGAACAACCAGCCATATGCTGAACGCTTAGATAACGGTTGGTCAGATCAAGCACCACAAGGTATCTACAGCACAACATTCACTTATATTACTCAAAAGTATGGTGGTTAAGATGGCAATGACATTAGAGCAAACTAGACAAGCTATTATTGACCGCATGATGAGCTTCACAGGGATTTCTCAAGACAGAATCCAATATCCAAATGCGCCAGGCTTTACGGTTCCAAAGGAAGGTTTGTGGTGTAGTCTTACTATTGCTGGAGGTCAGAGTTTTACTTCTGGCATTGCAGGTAAACCTTGCACCCGTCGTACTGGTAACATCATGGTCCAGTGTTTTGATCGACTTCATACTGGAGAAAAAGCTTTAACTATTCTCGGTGATACTTTATTGGCACATTTTGAACATTATTCTTTTGATGATTTGGAGTGTTTGAGTGGGCAATCGATTAAAGTTGGTAAAGATGCTGATTTTGTGCAATACAATGTAACCATAGGATTTACGGTGAATTGATATACAGATGAAATACTTAAAAATAATTCCAGTGGCCTTTCTATTTTTTGCTTTAGATGCAAACGCCGAGGTCGACCGAGAAGATAATTGCAATATTATTGGTGATATGGCCTTCATCATGATGACTCAAAGACAAGCAGGACTTTCAAAAGTTGAAGTAAATAAGGACATTCCCTTTGATAAGCTAACAAATAATGAGAAGAAGGTTGTACTTGAATTAGTTGAAAATATTTACAGAGTGCCAGTAAAGGAAGAATTTAATAGCTATGAATCCCTAGAGAAGTTTTCGCAAATAGAAACAGAACGTTGTAAAAAACTCATCCAAGTGAAAATTTAAACTCAAATTATATTTAAACCGCCTTAGGGTGGTTTTTTAGTTTTACTCACTACCACCTCATCGGTGGTTTTTTTATGTCTATAGGAATCACTTATGAGCAATCATGTTTTTAAGCGTGGTGACACATTTAACTTAAATTTGCAGTTGGTCGATACCGATGATGCCCTGCAATATCCTGCCAATGATGTTCGCCGTGCAATTGATTTAACGGGTTATACCTTTACTTCTCAGGTCAAAACTTTGGATGGTACCGCTGTAGCAACTTTAACTTGCGCTGCACTGAGCCAAGCGACCCAGAAAGGCTGGTTGAACGTGAAGTCGAGTGCAACTACTACAGCTTGGCCTTTAGGTTTATGTCAGATGGATATCAAAGCCGTGGTAGGCGGAGTAATCCAACATACTGAAACTCTGACATTCCAAGTCATTGATGGAGTAACTACATAATGGCAAATCTAGTTTTTAAATATTCTTGGGATCATCGGCCCTTTCAATATAACTCTGCTCAAGGCAAGCGGCAATTTATGCTGCCTTTTGCTTCCGGTATTCCAAATCTAACGCCAGACTTTAGTCAGGTTGCAGGTTTAGGTACAGCGGCAACAAAAAATGTTGGTACTGCAAACGGTGAGGTTGTTACTTTTGGATCTTATGGTGTTGCTGATTTTGGTTATGGTGGATCGCCAATGGCAGAACCAGAGTCTGACCTAGATTTAGTTTATAGGTCAGGTACCCAAAAAACACGCTTTAAAAATGCCCCGTCTAGTATTTATACAAATCCAGTTGTAGCTGGTTATGCGCCTTCGATTGTGGTTACGCGAGGAGGACTTACAGGAACGGAGTTATTCTTACCGTACTACACCTCAACTCGTGCAAATTTCATGGGGGTAATCGCATGGAGTCTTAACCCTACTACTAATACTCTAAGTAAAACAGAGCAAATTGTTTATACCAGTAAAAATTCTATTGTTTATGTTACAGATAACGGTGCTACCAGTGGAAAGTTAGTTACTGTTGAAGCTTCAGGTGAATTGCGTTCAAAAGGCTTTACAGTCGATTCAAACGGGGTTTATAAGTCAGCTTCACCGATTGCAAGGCTGTTTGCAGATTCCCTTGAGCTCAATGAAGATGCATCTAAACAGCCGATTAGCTTTGAAAAGTTAGATATTGGTGATTATCTGATTAAAGACTCTTTAAGCTTTGCTAAAGAAGGCTGGTATATCGAAATGCCTAAAGATGCTAACGGCAATGTTGTTGTAGCAGTGTCTTATGAGCAACTTGAAGATGGCGACATTTCAGTAAAAACCTACAAGAAAAAGTTTGATATCGAAACCGCCTCAATCGTTCCTGATTTTGATAATCCAGTAGATATTCCTGAGTCGCGCTGGATTGATATCCGATTACATGAAGAACCTGAGCCAGAGCCTGAGGAACCAGTGAGTGAAACACCCGTCGAGTTTCAACCTACCAATTTATCCGAAGCGGTAGCTGCGGCACTTAATGGTATAGAACCGCCTGAATCCTCAAATCCTGATGAAACTCTTTAAAGGACCGCTTAATTAGCGGTTTTTTTACACCCATTTTTTAAACGGCCCGCTGATGAAGCGGGTTTTTTTATGCCTAAATTTTGGAGAACTATAAATGAGTTCAGGCGCAAAAATTCGATTATATGCTTGTGAAGAAGCAGTACTGGGAACAACTCCAGCTAATCCAATCTGGTACGTCGTTCGCCGTGTGAGTGATGGATTATCAGAAAACGTCTCTACAGAAGAAAGTAGTGAAGTTGTAGATTCACGTTTCCGACAAGGTGGTGTAGTCACTGAAGCTGAGGTGGCTGGTCAGTTAGAGTTTGAATTGTCAGTTGGTACATTTGACTTATTCTTAAGTGCGCTCGCATTTAATAACTGGGCAGCAAATGCACTTAGCTTTGGAGGAACCGTACGTAAATCATTTACCTTGGTTAAAGTATTTGAAGATGTTGGACAGGTTTTTATTTACCGAGGTGTTCAGGTAAATACGGGTGAAATCACCATTCAGACCACAGGAAAGATTACTGGTAACTTTGGCTTGGTTGGTAATTCATTTACCCGTCAGCAAGTAAACCCAGTTACCAATCCAGTAGCTGCTTCAAGCCGTCCATTGGTCAGCATGCCAAACGTTGAAAACTTACTTGTTAATGGGCAATCTATTCAAGGTAAGGCGTGTTTGCAGTCACTCACGCTTTCTCTTAACAATAATCTGGAAGCAATCCGTTGTATCGGTTCAGGCAAATACACTCCAGAGTTTTATCTTGAAAAAATGATGGATATCGAAGCAAATGCTTCATTCATGTTCTCGGCAACTGCGGCAGGCTGGATTGATGCCATTAAAACCCGAGATGTATTTACACTGACCTTTGATATTAAAGACAGTAAAGGAAGTAAATACTCGTTCAACTTCCCTCAATTAGAAGTAATGGAAGCCAATCACCCAGACGGCGGTGGTGATGACATCATCACTTTAGACATCAGCTTTGCCCAAGTCCGCACAACTCCAACGATTGTTCGTGCTCTTGTGTAATTCAACTTAAATCAATAAAGCCCATGGAGTCCTGTGGGCTTTTTATTTCTTAAATTTTAGAGGTAGGTATGGCTTTAAAAGTCGGAATTATTCAAAGCTCAGAAGTGTCTAAATGGTGTGAGTTTAAAGGCGCAAATGGTCAAGTGCAGGCAGAGTTTAAAGTCCGTGGTATCGCATATAAACCTTTTCAGGTGGCCATTGAACGTGCAGGTAATCAAATCTCATCTAAAGGTTATGACGTGATGGCGAACGATCCATCAGCAAAACTGTACCATGAGCTTTTGATGGATGCTTGCGCAGCTCACTTAATTGAGGACTGGAAAGGTGTGGTATTTGCACAAGTTGTTGCTGGAAAGACTGTAGAAACTGAAATGCCTTATACACCGGAGAATGCATCAAAGCTTTTTAACCTTGGTGATATTGGTATTTCAATTTGGTTATTCGTGAAAGAGCAAGCACAAAAGATCCAAGAAGAAGCTGATAAGGATAAGGCGATGATTTTGGGAAAGTCATCGAGCTCTACAAATACCAAAAATCGTATGCGTCAAAAACGCCGCACGAAATCGAACAAATCAAGTTCTTAGGTGGTCGAATTCCTGACCCTCCAGAATATTCTTATGCGGCTGAATCTATTCTTTCGGCATTTAGTACTATTTGCAGATCTAGGCGTTATGAGCAGGGCATTCCGTTATCTTTAGATCAGCAGGCAATCAATGTCTATGCTGAGCATAATGATATGCCTGTTGATGCTCATATCTTCAATGACTGTATATTTGCTTTAGACAATTTATTTATTGAAGAAGCTCATAAGAAGATTTCAACCAAAAGCAAAAGTAAGTGACGAAATTAGGCATTGCCAAGTGTAGCAAGGTACAAACAGGTCAAAGCGTCAAACAATTAAGCAGTTGTTCTTAATGAGACTCAAAATAACGCAGTCGTTGTTACAAAATACTTGATCTGGATTGACAGAAAATTACCTTTAAGGTATTGCACGTGATTATCAAATGATGAATAATCACCTTACCGTCAATATTTGACGGTTCAGCATTCTTTTACTCTTTTGAGAACCTTGGTGTTTGCTTGTATGTGTTTAACATTAACTGAAGCTAAACAAAAACTTAGAGCATCTGCTAGAGATACTAGCAGAATCAAGTTAACCACACATGCAAAAGAAAGAATGAAAGAACGCTGTATCTCCATGAAGCAAATTATTTGCTGTTTTGAACATGGAGACATCACTGAGGGACCGTATTTAGATGCTCGTGGAACTTGTAAAGCAAATGTTTCTGTTCGTACTGCTGGTGAATATATTACCGCTACAGTTGCATTTAAAGAGACCGCGAACGGTGACCTTTCAGTCGTAGTTACTACATTTTAAGAGTAGGCTAAATTATGTATCACTATGAAGAAAGTGGCTTAAGTAATATTTGGCTACAGAATGGTTTTACTATTGAAAATGATGAGGATTTTGGCGAATTGGTTTCGATCCAATCCGTTCATGAACTCCATAATGCCATTGGCCTATATTTAATAACTCATAAGCCAGAACTCAATGGTGAAGAAATAAGATTTCTTCGTAAAGAGCTAAATTTATCGCAAAAAAACCTTGCGGGGCTTTTAGGTGTTGGTGAATCAAGTATTCGACATTGGGAAGCTGGCCGTTCGTTAATTGGAAAACCAACTGATTTATTACTTCGTGCTTTATATCAAGAGCATGTACAAGGTGACGGTGAATTAAGACAGTTAATTGAAAATCTTAATCATCAAGAAAGAATATTGGTTCCAAGTGAAATTAGTTTCTCTTATGGAAATAATCATTCTTGGCATCAAAGTAATTGTGAAATAGCTTAGTTAGTTTTGTTTGATAAAAACCACCTTCGGGTGGTTTTTTAATATCTATCTTTTCCTAATCTATTGTTTTGTGTAAGATACAACCTATAAATAATTAATTTTAATAACTTTATATTTGATTGGGGAAAGTATGTTTGAAAAAATTATAGATAAGTTGTGGGCATTAAATGACTTCTTTGAAGAATTTCCAAGGGTATTCTATTTAATGATGGTTTATCTTGTATTGATAGTGGCAGTGGTTTTTCTTTTCTTTCCGTGTTTAAAGTGGCTTGCGAACCTTCAAATCCTGAATACGTATCCTTTATATGAAATTATATTCAGAAACTTTGACACACTGCGTTGGGGAGTAGTTGTATTACCATTGCTTATTGCTGTTCATGGTTTTTTTGAAGTGATTGGGCTGCATGATCGTCTAAAAATGAGAAAGTACGGAAGATGAGAAAATCAATTTTTTTATCTTCTTGTTTGGTGATCTCTTTAACTTTAGTTGGTTGCACTAAACAAGTGGAAAGTAAGGCACTGCCTCCTTCGGTTGAAGCTCAATTTATGAGTGCAGATAAAGAAATAGGGAAGATGCTCGATGACCTAGAAAATCGAGATATTCCACTTCAACGGAAGCGTGAGATATTGTGCAAGACCTACCCTGAGGTATACAAAAAACAATACATGCCAGCTCTACTCAAGCTTTCACCAAAAGATTACAACGAACAAACGTTAACTAGAGATTTTGAGGCTGTGATTAGTTTTTATAAAAAAACTTTTGTAGTTAATTGTGGTTGATTTTTATCACTTAAGGCTTTAATAATTTGTATTCTTGATACATTTTTATATCAAAGATAATCTTAGGTGACACATGAGAAAGGTTTTTTGGATAGTTGTTTTGATCATTCTGGCTGTTTTAGTAGGACCAAAAGTTTTTAGATATTTATCTAATGCTGGAGAGGGTGTGGGTACCGCAGTAGGACATGAACTCAATAAAAATATGAATAATAATTAAACCACCTTCGGGTGGTTTTTTATTATGCTAACTGTTAAATTTTACTCATTATTTAAATGGCTATTTTTATGAAAAGATTATTGTTTTCATGTTTATTAATCGGTTTAGCAGGATGCAAAGAAACACAAACTGGATTTGATAAAAACTTACTCAATACTTCTTATAGTAAATGTGTTGATTATTTAACTGACTCTTTGAAAAGTCCTTCAAGTCTTAAAGTACGTGCTGCAAATATTTCATCCAATACCGCGAATGCTGAAGATATTAATAGCGTATTTGGTGATTTAATTACTAAAAATGGAATCATAGAAGAAAATATAAAAACTGAAAAAGCACGCTTTAGAGAATTGTCAGTAAACATTGATTATGAAGCACAGAACTCATTTGGCGCATCCATCAGAGGGCTTTATCAATGTAAATACATCGTTAGATTGAATAATACTGAAACTAGTCCAAAGCCTTTAAACATTTTTCTATATAAATTGATTAATGATGGTGATGATATCAATCTTGGAGTCAATATTCCTATATCTGACTTGAATGGCTCAAATTTCTTTATAAATAGTGATATCAAAACAATTGTAGGTACAGCCGAAAGTCAATTCAGTGAAACTGATAGCAAACGTTATAAAGAAGTCGAAAGTATTAATGAATATAAACGTCTTGATAATGAAGCTGAAAAACTACGACAAAGTTGGGATGAATCATTTTCTTAATTTTTTTAATGGTCCGAACTAAATAGTTTTTAAGCTAAATCTTTAACCCGCTACGGCGGGTTTTTTATTGCCTAGAGGAAAGTAAAATGGCACAAGAATCTCGTCTGGTCATTGTTATTGATTCGCAAAATGCTGAACGCAATGCGCGTAATTTAGGCAATGAACTTAATAGCATAGAAAAGAACGGTGACTTTGCGACTAAGTCTATGGATCGAATGTCCATAGCAACGCGCTCGCTAGCAGGTTACATGGCGGGAGTAGTAACCATTGGATCTGCAATTAGCAAGATGGATCTCTACACTGGTATTAATAACAAACTGAAATTAGTTACTAATAATCAGGAAGAATTAAATCAGGCAATGGATGATACTTTTGCAATTGCACAGCGTTCTGCTTCCTCTTGGGGAGCTGTTAATGATGTCTATTCCAAATATATGTCAAATGCTAAGACTCTAAATTTAACTCAAGAACAAACTGCAAAACTTACAGAAATTACCTCAAAAGCTGTTGCTATTAGTGGTTCAAATGCTGAATCAGCTTCTGCGGCGTTATTCCAGTATGGACAAGCTTTAGATGGTGGTGTTTTAAGAGCAGAAGAGTTTAACAGTCTTGTAGATGGAGCTGGTGGCTTATTAAATGCTATGGCAAAAGGGTTAGGAATAACCCGTGGTGAACTCCGCCAAATGATGCTTGATGGGCAGCTAACTGGAGAAGTTATCACTAAAGCCTTGTTAAAAGCTGGTGATAGTGTTGAAGAGCTCTATGGAAAAACTGATAAAACAATTGCTCAGTCTTTAGAGATGTTAAGCAATGGCATTACTAAATTTGTCGGTGAAACCGGGCAGGGTTCTGGTGCAGCTCAAACTTTAGCTGGATCTATACAAATTCTGGCAGAGAATCTCGATCTAATTGTAGATAGTGCTTTTGTTCTTGGAATCGGCTTGATGACGAAAGCAGTTTTAACAAAAACTGTTGCCATTCAGGCAAGCATAGTGGCATCTGCACAACAAAGAGCTGCAAATTTGGCTGAAGCGCAATCCCAAGTTCAGTTACTTGGTGTAGAGGCAATGCGAGCAAGACAATCTGCTGCATTAGCTTTAACAGAAATAGGATTAGCTCGAGCGGAATACAATGCAGCAATTACTGCTGATGCACGTGCAGTAGCTGTACAGCGCAAGACCGCAGCAGAAGTTGCCCATAGTGTAGCTTTAAAAGAGGCCACCGCAGCGACTGTTGCATATACCGTTGCTCAAGGAAATTTAAATAGGGTCGCTACACTTGGAAGCCGTGCTTTAAGTTTAGTAGGTGGACCAATTGGCGCAATTACTCTTGGAATTACAGCCTTAGCAGCGGGCTATATGTATTTTCAGGATAAAGCAGATAAGGCTAACAAGAAGTTAGAAGAACAAGCTGCTGTAGCTAAGAGAGCAAAAGATGAATTGTTGGCTTTACGTGGACTAGAAAAGGACTCGGCCATTAATGATATGACTTCTGCTTTTGAGCGCCAGAATAAGGCACTTGCTGAATCTAGTAGTAAGATCAATATTCAATTAAATGCGATTGCCCAACTTTATAAGGGTAATAAAGATATTGTTCAGGTAGTTAATGAGGCGAAAGATGGCACCATTAGCATGAATGAGGCAGTTAAACGTTTTAACGATCTGCGCATAAGTAAGGATATTTATAACGCATTTAAAGATAATACTTCAGAGTTTGAAAAAAATGCTAAGGCAGCTAAAACCACTAAAGATTCTCTTAAAATACTTAATATTGAAGTAGAACTTTCAGGAAATAAGGCTCAGACGGCAGCAACTGGCATTAATGAAAACACTAAGGCTTTAAATGGAAATGAAAGTGCAGCTCAAAAGGCGGCTAAAGCTCAGAAAGGTTATTTTGATAGTCTTCGCAATGAAGTGCTGAAATCCAATGAGGAGTTGGCCTTATTAAATCTTGGTTATAGTGAAGAAACGGTTAAGAAAATACTCGAGTTACAAAAAGCCAAACAAGCTGTTGCTCCTGCTGGCACAACAGCGATCATTTCAAAAGAAGAGATGGATCAGGTTGCAAAAGCTCAAAAAGCTCTCGATGTACTCAAAGATAAGAAGGATGAATTAACTGCAGCTGAGCGTAAGCATACAAGTGAACTTGCAAAGCAAGAAAAAATCACAAAACGCCTAGTTGGTGTTTCTGGCCAATCAGGTATAGGTACAGGTCCACATCTTGATGTTAGATATGGCGGTTCAATGTCTGGGCAGAAGGTTTCTAATGAACATCTTGCCCGCTTGCAGGCAGGTGGAAAGCCACTATCCAATTATAAGATCAGTTCAAATTATGGTCCACGAAAAGCCCCTACCAAAGGGGCTTCTTCTTTTCATAAGGGTATTGATTTTTCAATGCCTGAAGGTACACCAATCACGACTAATGTTGCGGTGAAGGACATTAAGACCCATTACGATAGTAAAGGTGGTGGTTATGTCAGTGAGGTGATATTTGAAGATGGTGTATCCCTAAAACTTCTTCACCAATCACCAAGTATGCAAAGCAAGGTTAAAGGTGGGGCAAGTAAAGGAAGTGATAAAGCTTCAGGTGATATCCAATCGCAACTTGATCGTCAACTAGATTCTCAACGTTCTCTTGAAAACGAAGTAGCCACTGAAGTACAGCGGATTCAGAATAACTTAACGGTTAGACTGGAGGATGTTGATAAAGCCGGCTTTACTCCAGAACGTACTGTTGAAATTAAGGCTGAATTACAGCGCCGTGCTGATAATGATATTGCGATCGCCAAACAAGCCATTAGAAGCAAACTAGAGGACTATAAGGAGTTCCAGAAAACCGAGGAACAGTTACTTGAAGAGAGCTTTAACCGTAAAAAGTTCAATGCAGCTCATGACATTGAATTAAGTAAGTCTGAACAGAAACAGGCAGTGGAATTGCTGGAACAGCAATATCGGCAAGAAAGCGCGCTTATGAAGTTGGCCCAAGAACAACGCTTATTTCAAGCTCGTTTATCTCTGCTTTCCGAAACTCAAGCTATGCAGGAACGCTATAGACTCGAACGGGAGGAGATTCTTAAGAATACAAAGCTTTCTATTGAAGAGCGTCAAAAGCTAATCGCATTATCTAAAGCTACCCAGGACAAAGAAACACGCGACAAAGTAAATAATGCTGTTCAAAACTGGGGCGGTATTCAGGCTGATATGAATGGTACCAGTGAGTTCTACAGACAGGATCAGGAACGGTTTAGCCGTTTAGGTACTGCCAATGACTTAGCTGATAGCCAATATGCAGCAGCTGATTTAGACGAACAAAACGGTTTGGATGGCTTGAATGCACAAATGGAAGCTGGATTAATTCAGCAACAGGACTTTGAAAATCAGAAGACTGCCATTATTCAAGCTGCTCAAGAGCAAAGAAGTCAAATTTACAACGAATATGCCCAGAACACTAAGGATATTGAAGACAAATATCAGCAGGATCGACTAAACACCCAAATTGCTCTTGGTGGGCAAATGATGGGTTCAGTTACATCGATGTTCGGTTCTATGTTTGGTGAACAATCCAAAGCCTACAAGCTCATGTTTGCTGCCGATAAAGCTTATGCAATTGCTGCTGCTGGTCTTGCTATTCAACAGAATATTGCAGCAGCTGCAAAAGTTGGTTTTCCTTATAACTTACCTTTAATTGCTGGGGCAGTTGCTCAAGGTGTCAGTATTATTGCAAACATCAGGGCAATCAAAGACCAGGGCTTTGCAGACGGTGGCTACACTGGAGCGGGTGGAAAATATGATCCTGCTGGCATCGTCCATAAAGGCGAGGTGGTCTGGTCACAGGATGACATCCGCCGTTGGGGTGGAGTTGGTTTAGTTGAGAATATGCGTAAGAGCTCAGGTCCTGAAGCATTTATCAATAACCATGCTCAAAACAACACTTCTACAGAGAATGTCTTTAATCGTTCTTTCTTAAGCTCAAAAGCTTTTAATGATAGTCAAAGTAACTCGAATATTTTTAATCAGTCTCATCAAGATGATCAGATTATCTATAAGGGTAATGCAAGTTCTACCAATCCAACTACTTCGTCTAACTCAGGTCTATACCACGACGGAAAAGTCTACTTCTCTTCAAATGGTTTAGTTCAGGATCGTTCAAATCTTGAAGATGTGCAGGATTTCACTTTGGGGCAATCACCACGCCCACAGGCTGAGATTATGCCTTCTTTTGAGCAATCTTCTCCAACTATCAATTTCAAGATTGAAGTTGTGAATCAGGTAAGTGGAGCAACAGTTGAAGCTGAACAACTGGATGAAAAAACTGTGCGGATTATCGTTAAAGAAGAGCTGGATAACCAACTCCCAAGAGCGGTACCAAGATTAGTAAGCGAGGATATTAAAAATCCAAACTCTTTAATTAGTCGTTCTTTGACTGAGAATACGACTACAAGACGGAACCGTTAATGCATAAAACCACCTTTCGAGGTGGTTTTTTATTACCTGAAGGAAAGTTATGTACAAGTTAAAGCTAAATCCTCAAACAAATGGCTATGGCGTAACACCGGGTGATGATGTAAAGCGTCAGCAGATGGATGGAGGGCGAGGACGCTATTACATCGATGTGAAGCGAAATAGCCATATTGTCGATGTGAACTGGAATTTAAGTAAAACCGATTTCAATAAGATGATGGCTTTCTGGCGGGTCTACCAAAACAAGCCAGCATCATTTTATGCGGATCTTGTTATTGATCAGGGAGCGCGCCAGCAATATCAATGCAACTTCATTCCCAACTCATTCAAGACTAACGAGGTGAATGGAAATCTTTACCGGGTAACTGCCCAGATTGAAGTTGTTCAGAACCAGCCGAACCTTACAGCTGATGCCGCATTGATTAAAGATTGGGAGGTCTAATGGATAACGAATACGCCAAGTTCTTTCTCAATCGTAAAGTCGATATCTATCAACTGGAATGTATTGAGTTATCACACCCATCTTTTCTAAACACTTATCGTGTTGTTCGTAATGACGACAGAGGTGTCTATGTACAGCACAAAGAAGGGTCAGGCCAGTTCTACTATGAATATTTGCCATTAACGATTCAAAGATCCGGAATGTTAGGTGATCTGGACCAGACTTTAACTGTCTCAGTTTCTGGTCTTGGCGATATATTGCCGGATGAGTTTGAGCGAGTGCTGGAAGGCCAATTTGCAGATGTGAAACCTACTGTTAATTATCGGCTCTATAGTTCAGACAACCTGAATACACCAATCCATTATTTGCTTGGCCTTCAACTTGCTGGTGTTTCAATGAACAATAAAGCCGTGACATTTAAAGCTGAATCCCCTCGTTTAAATACTTCCAAAACTGGTGACATTTTCTCACTGGATCGGTTTAGTGGGCTGAAGGGGGCTGTATGAAAAGTCATGATCATTTGCTTGATAAGCAATACGACGAAGAGCACTACAACTGTGTTCACTTTGCACATGAAGCCGCTCTAGATCTATATGGAGTAGATCGGAGTGAAGCTTTGGATTTATTTATGCAACCTAAAGGCCATATCGAATTTAAAGTCTCTCGATTAAAACTCTTAAATCCTCTGCCCATGCCCAAGGAAGGTTGCATAGTCGCCTTCCATCCAAGACAAAGAAATAAGCCCCCGCATGTGGGGCTTTTTCGTGGGCAGAAGGTTTTACACCTGATGGAGAGTGGAGTCACTTATTTAGCTGAAGACGTCATTAAAGCAATGGGGTTTAGTCGGGTTAGTTACTATGATTAAGATTATTTATAAACAAGATCCTTTGTCTGAAGAGAAGACAATTGATCATGCAGAAACTATCGGGCAATGGCTTACTTCAAAATATGAAAATCTGCCTGAACATGTCCGTATTTTTCATACATCAAGCAATATGGATCATGCGGAGATCTCTTTTGCCAATGAAGTTACCCCTAAGAATGCGCACGATTTAAAGCAGCTTGATTTCTTGCCGGGCACTTTCATTGTGATTGAAAACCCGAAAGGGATGCCTGCACTTATTGCTGCTATCGTTTCTATTGTTTTAAGTGTGGCGATTGCATTTTTAATGCCCGCACCGTCAATTGCTCAAACCACTCAGAATAACAACCAATCTTCATCTGCAAATAATGAGCTTTCAAACCGCGAAAACAAAATGCGGGTGAATGGCCGTATTGCTGATATTTATGGTGCTGCTTGGGATACAGCTGATCTAATTGCTGTGCCTTACAAGGTCTATGAAAACAACGTCGAAGTTGAACATCTTGTTGGCTGTATAGGGCGTGGTCACTATCATATCAAAGGTGCTTACGATGGTGAAACCAATATTGTCGACATTGCAGGGGCATCGGTAGAGGTCTTTCGTCCTGGTGTTGATATTGTATCTGGCCAACCTTATTTTTCGATTGGTAGCGAAATTACAACACCACCTTTAACTGTTCAGCACCAAAACTCGGTTAATGGCCAGATCTTGCGACCAGCCGACACTCAAAGTCTAGAGGGAACAAATTATCTTCAATTTGCATACCCAAACGAGATCCTGCGAGCAGCAGCTAACAATACAGATTTAACGACTAAGTTTGTCAGCAATGACCGAGTTGATATTTCTAATGCTTCTTTTACTTATAACGGGCAAACATACGATTTAAACGGTACGTACAGCGTTTTATCCGTTGCTGATGACCGAATGGCCTTATCAAATCCGGCAGCAGTAAATCCGAACTGGCTAAAGCTAAAAGAACTAACTAACCAGCAAACAGGTGCTATATCTCCAAAGCTTTCATCCATCGGTGAAAAGTGGATCGGTCCCTTTATTCTGGACAACCTTGAACGTAGTCGAGTCATCTTTAACTTTGTCGCGAATAATGGGCTTTATACAGTCTCTTCAGGAGGTAATCAGGCGGCAGTCAATGTCACGATTGAAGTTGAAGTAACTCCAGTGAATGAGTCTGGCGCAGCTATTGGCAACCCAATGCTAAAGCAGATCATTCTCAAGGGTTCAGCTAAGTCACGGCAAACTGTCGGTGCAACGCTCGATATGGTCACATTCCAGGGGCGCTGTAGCGTACGTGCTCGACGTTTAACACCAACTCCAGCTGTGACAACCGTAGTTGATGAAGTGAAGTGGCAAGCCTTATACGGTGCATTTCCATTGCAAAGCACGATGTATGAACATGAAACAGTTTTTCGTGCACGTACATATGCAACGACTGGAGCTTTATCTGTTAAGTCGCGCAAGATCAATTTTGATCTTCAGCGGATGTTGCCCACCTATAAAAATGGAGCAATGACGACAGAGTTGTTTCCAACATCTAGTTTTGCAGATGCACTGGTTTCTATGGCGCTCGATGACAAGATTGGTCGTCGTACGATCGACGAAATTGATATTGAAAACATCTATCGTACTTATAACGATATTGTCGATTACTTCGGTACACCTTTAGCGGCTGAGTTCTGCACAACCATTGATGACACTAATCTTTCATTTGAAGAGCTGGTTACTAATCTTTGTGATGCTGTGTTTTGTACAGCATATCGACAGAACAACAAGCTAAAGATCTACTTTGAACGACCAACTGATAATTCGGTGTTGCTGTTTAATTTCAGGAATATCATCCCGGATAGTTATAAGCATGATCTCACGCTTGGCATGATGGATGACTATGATGGGTTGATCTATGAATATACGGATCCGGCTGATGATAGCCGTATCAATATCTATTTGCCGGATAAGGGAGCCAAGAACCCCAAAGAAGTTAAATCTGTTGGTGTACGTAACAAATGGCAAGCCCGTTTTAATGCGTACCGACTCTGGAACAAGCTCCGCTTTCAGCGCAAATCCATTACCTTTGATGCAGCACCAGAATCGGAATTACTGGTTTTGCGTGACCGTATTGCTGTAGCTGATTATCGCAATGGTATCCATCAAAGCGGTGATGTGGTTAAACAAGAGGGTTTGATTCTTACATTGAGCCATGATGTCGATTTCATAGCTGGCAAGAGCTACATGATTTATTTGCAGATGGGCGATGGTACCGTTGATCTACTTCCTATTACTGCCGGATCTGCTAAGAACAAAGTAGTTTTAGGACGGTTGCCAAATGGCGCTTTAAAGCTGAGTTCGGATGATTTTGTAAATACGATCTATACAGTTGTTAATGATGATACGAAAGACTCTTTGCCTTATCTGGTAGCAAAGAAGGATCCAGTTGATAAGTTCTCAAATACCATTACAGCAGTAAATTACGATGTGCGGTATTACCTCAACGACAAGGATTTTATTGATGTACCAGTCGATGATTCTCCGATTTACATTCGATATGACCAGCTAGATATTAATCTTGCGCGTTTATATCAGATGCAAAGAGGTGACTTGCCAACGACTGGAGAAATTAGCTTTATTGTTGAAGCTGGTGCTTTGGTTTCGAGTTCGAGTTCACTTCGACCTGAAACAAGAATGGTTTATAAGTTTGACTATAACTCTAGTCCAGCAAAACAAGAGTTTATTGTACCTGCAGCACCAGAACTGCCAGCGATTGATACAGGAGAGTTTCCTCCTGGTCTTACTGTAAATCTTACGATTAAAGGTTCAGTGGTTGGGCGTGGAGGTGATGGAGGTTTGCCCCATCTTGCTTTTGGTGCCTGGTCTAGTGATCCGGATTACAACTTTACCAAAACTCGCCGTGATGGGTTCCAAGGCGCACCCGGCTTAATGAACCGGCACAGCAAATTGAATTTAATTATTGACGGAGGCACTTTAGCTAGAGGTGGTTCTGGAGGCGGGGCTACACCGAGTGGTATCTACACTGAACTAACTTATGGAGTTCAAGGAGTACCTGGTGGAGCTGGTGCACCTTTTGGACGGGTTATGACAGGTCAGCCAATTTACAATGATACTCAAGACTGGCGTTGGTACTTTACTGGCGGGTACCTAATGGTTGTTAAAGTAACTGATGCTGATGCTGTTACGCCAGGGAAAGGCTACCGAACTCCAAATAGCGATCGCTATGTATCACCTTTATCTGGTGATGGAGGAGGCTGGGGGCAGCGTGGTACCAAGTCGACAAACAGTGGTACTTCGAACTGGAATTACCATGGCACGACTGAAGGACAGCCTGGAGCGGGCGGCACCGCAATTGTCGGAGTTGCACCACTTACAACAAAATTGATTAATGGAGGGAAGATTTTACAAACCCTTTAAAACTTTGAAAGTACATAGAGCACCCAATTCGGGTGCTTTTTTATTGCCTATGATCTGGAGGAAGGCATGCATGAACGGTCAAACAAATAATGTGTTTGAGGTGGCAGCAAGTACTGCCGCAGCTACAACTACGAAATTCACTTACGGTTATGCAATAGGGGGTAGCTTGGTCGGATTTGTCGGAAAAATTGATTGGGCGGTAGCCTTTTCAATTCTGCTGGGTTTAGCAACTTTTCTAACGAATTTCTACTTTAAACGGCGAGATGAAAAGCGTAAAGACGAGATCCATAAGCTTCAAGCGGAGCAATACGAGCTGACCAAAAAACGTTTAGAAGGGGGTAATGATGAATAGTGAAAACACTCGGACATATTTAGCGTACATGGTTATTGCTATGTCCTTTCTCTGCGTTCTTGGTTTGTTCTTTATTGAATATCCAGACAAAAACCGTGATCTTTTAAACGTCTCACTAGGTACATTGCTTGGTTTATCAAGTGCTGTGATTGCCTTCTATTTTGGATCTACTAATAAACAAAAGAAAGAAACTGAAGATTCAAATCAACAGTAACTATCAACTTTAAATGCCGCCTTCGGGCGGTTTTTTTACAACTAAAGGAAACCGAAATGAACATTGAACAATATCTTGAAGAGCTCATCAAACGTGAAGGCGGTTATGTTAATAATCCCGCAGACCGTGGAGGTGCAACTAAATACGGTATTACTGAAGCAGTTGCTCGAGCAAATGGATTCAAAGGTAATATGCGTGATTTGCCATTAGATGTGGCCAAGTCAATTTATCGCAAAAACTATTGGACAGCTCCACGATTTGACCAGGTGAATTCTATTAACTCTGCTTTGGCAGAAGAGCTTTTAGATACTGGTGTGAACTGTGGTACCGGCTTTGCAAAACCACTTTTACAACGCGCTTTGAATTTATTGAACAATCAGGGTAAAGCAGGATGGCCAGATCTTGAAGTTGATGGGGTTTATGGTTCAGTGACTTTAAGTGCTTTAAAAACTTATTTGGCCAAGCGTGGCAAAGAAGGTGAAAAGGTGTTAGTTCGAGTGCTGAATATCATGCAAGGCCAACGTTACATAGAAATCTGTGAACGAAACCCTAGCCAAGAGCAATTCTTTTATGGCTGGATCGCTAACCGGATCTCGTAGTATGAAAATCTTTCATTGTAAGCGGTCTAAGTTTGCATTGGTCCTAACAACGCTGTGCATCTGCTTTCAGGATGCACAGTTCATACGATCAATAATAATGTGAATATTGGTATTTGCGTTAAAGCCTTTTGAGTAGGGCTAATTTTGTTTAGACAGTAAGTTTTTAATTTCACCTATAGATTTAACTAATTGATCAACATTGTTAGTAACTTGCGTTATGCTCTTTTCATCATTTGAACTAGTTTGATTATCGTCAAATCCTTTAAAATAAGATTTAGCTAGATCTACTCTTAGAGTTTGCGCTTGTTCTTTAGTTAGCTCGGCCATATAGTCTGGAAGCGCCGTAAGCTCTAAATAATTTTTTATACAATAAGTTTGCAAAGATACTAATCTAGATCTCTCTTTTATGAGAAAAGCTAAAAATCCTGTTAGAGAGAATATAAACGTTACAAAAAACACGTATTTGTGCCAATCATAGTCATTCTTATAAATTATTATATTGAATAAGATTAGTGCTGAAATTACAGAAAAAAGAAAAATAATACTATAAGTATAGTTAGATATATTTTGTTTATATTTATCGGCTTCAGTTTTATACGCCTTAATTAAGCTTTCATTTTCTTGTAATCCAAGATTTCCTCTTATTTCTTTTATTTCTTCATTGTGTTCTTTTACTTGATTAGAAAATTCCGCCTTGTTTAGCTCAAACTCAAAATTTCTTAGATATAAATATAGGTCTCCAATAGAACTTGTAGAGAAAAATGAATGGGCAATATATTCATTTTGAATATTTAATAATGCTTGAATAATTTTATCTTTTACTACTTCATTGATTAATTCATTTGTATATATATCAATTGCAAGTTTTATTAAATTTGGAGGGTAATCCACACTATTTGCAATAAATTCTTTTTCAATCATTTCTAAAAGATTTTTAAAATCTTCCTTCTTGACTTCACCGAAGGAATAATTTTGTAAACGTACATTGGTTAATTTTCTAATTTTATCTAATTCATTTTCAATATTTATTGTATCTTCTTCTCGATATTTATCATGATTTATAGGGAAGAAATCCTTAAAAATATCCCATTTTAATATTAATGCTTTTATTGATCTATAAGGAAGAAAGTAACCACACTTCTGCGTATACTCTATACACATCAAAGCTTGTTTAATAAGTCTTTCTAATTCTGCAAACTTAGGAGAACCAAATACACTAAGAGCTTGCTCGTTTAATCTAGACATAGTCATTTCAACTAGTGCGTAAAGTTTTTCCAAGTCTTCATTTCTATTTGACATTTTGATTTTTCTAAAAACTGAATATGTTGTTAAGAATATAATAATATTAATTATTTATCACTATCAACTCATCCCAACGGAATGGATTTCTACTCAATTTATCCCTACTCATCGACCAATTCCGACCAGGAACAAAGCACGGTCCGATACCTATTTTTTTCTTTCCAAATTTACTATGGATACCATCCATAGCTTTCATCAAACATTCCTTTTTCTCTATGTGCTCAAAGTCGGTTAAGAGGTCATAGGTATGGCCAGACTTTGGTTCAAGACCTGTAAGTATTACACCGCATTTTTTATATTTGATACCTTCTTTATAAATTTCACCCACCATGCGTACCGCAGCTTTTACAAAATCAGTAGCACAATCCGTGGGTTCAGAGAACGAACCCGTGATTGATTTATTATAATAAGGGGCACTTTCATCAAATGGACTTGATTGTACAAACACTAGGAGACAACCACAAAGTGACTCTTCATCACGTAACCGCTTGCATGCTTCTTGTGCATGCATTGCTATAGCTTCTTTCAAATCATTTAGCTCAGTTACTTTTGCTCCAAAGGAACATGATTTAATAATTTGCTTTTTTGATGGCGGTGTGTCTTCAATCTCAATACAGGAGATGCCTTTTAGTTCATTAATTGTACGAGCCATGACGATAGAAAACTGCCGCTGCATTTCACGTGCTTCAGTACAAGCTAGATCTAATACTGATTTAACTCCCATTGAATGCAACTTCTTTGCATGTTTACGACCAACTCCCCAAACCTCTGATACATCAATCAATGAAAAATAGTATTCTTTATTGCATGGATCCATGGACACCAGATCACACACACTGTTAAAACCAGGATTCTTTTTAGCAATGTGATTAGCAATTTTAGATTCTGTTTTACTTCTGCCGATTCCAACACATACTGGTAAACCGAGCCATTTCCATATTTGCTGCCGCATTTGTTGCCCGACCTTTTCAAGCTCAAAATTCTTTTCATAAGCAGAAAAATCAACAAAGCACTCATCAATCGAGTACGGCTCAACTTCTTCGTCTGTTACGTATGAACCAAGGATCGTATGAAAACGTCTCGACATTTCTGCATACATTGCATAATTGCTAGAAAGTACGATTACGTTATGTTGCTGAACAATGTCTTTAATTTGAAAAAGAGGCACACCCATTTTTATATTTAAGGATTTCGACTCATTGCTACGCGCCACGGCGCACCCATCATTATTGCTGAGAACAATCACAGGCTTATTGTTCAAACTAGGATCAAAGACTCTCTCACATGAGACGTACATGTTATTTACATCGATGAGAAAGAAAACTTTGTTCTCATGCTTCATGACTTTTTTCTTGTCATTTTAATGATATGAGTGACAACGCCCCAAATTATTAATTCCTGTCCTTCCGAAAGATAAATATTTTTATAATCTGGATTTTCGGCTTTTAGCCATTGGCCTTTTTCATCAATCATTAGGCGCTTAACAGTAAAATCATTATCAATTAGTGCAACCACAATGTCGCCGTGTTTAGCATCTAAGCTACGATCGACAATGAGCTCGTCATCAATGTCGATACCTGCATTTAACATCGAGAGTGAAGCAACTTTAACAATAAAGGTGGCAGTTTCATTTTTTATTAAATGCTCGTTCATATCGAGCGCTTTATCTACATAATCTTGTGCAGGGCTGGGGAAACCTGCCGATATCTTTTCAAGTGCATAAGGGATAAGCATTTGAGTTGAAGGGACAACCTGCTTGATAGATAAGGCCTCACATAAAACAATACCATGTGTGAGATACGGTTTTATGTGGATGATGGATGGTGCAATTTCACTCATAGAATATCCCCTAACTTGAATTTGTAACGTATTCAAGATGATATGCTAGAGCTTAGTTAAATTTCAAATTTAAAAACTTGTGGATAAACAATTACAAGTCAAAAGCTGACGTGAGAAAAAGTGCATTTGGTCGGATTTTGGTCTGCTAAAGAATCACAGTTTTTATAAATCTAACTTCTTTAGAGGATTAATTTATTTTTTATCGCCACAAAACTTTCTAACAAAAAGCAATGTTTACAGTAAAAATTGGTTCTAAAGAAGCTATAATTTATGTTAATCAAAAGACTACAGCTAGAATGAGCGAAACGAAATTTCATCTAGTGGTATCTTAACTATTCCGCAAGCTTTATATGCGTGAATTAAATGATTAGTGAAAAATAAAAATAAGAATTGATCATTAAATGAAAAATCCAATTTGAAATAATCTATTTCATCTAATGTGTAGCTTAATAAATCTTTACAGTCATCTTCAGCATATTTGTTAATTAGATCTAAAATACCTTCCTTATAGTTAATTTCAAAAACATCGAATAAATATACCTGTCGAGTAGGGTTAAAACAGAAATTGATAGAATATTCATAAAAATTTGGATGTATTGTATTTAGATAGTCAGATCTTGAAAATGAAATACTTAAATATTTATCATCAAGTCTATGGATAGTGTAATCAGATTCGACTTCAAAAGGGGCTGAAGTACTCATCTCGATTAGATGATCAATATCAGTGGAAGCATAAGCTCGAATATCACCGATAATCATATAGCCTAATTGCTGTAAAAAAGTATTAATAAAGCGTAAGTCGATATTAGTATTTCCAGAGAAAAATGGTATATTAACATTACAATTTATATTTATTCTTTTATCGATTTCTAATGGTAGTATCATATTTTTATAAAATATAGCATCATAAATAGAACGTATTTTTCTTTTAAATACATAAGTTCCACCTGCATCACCTTCAATATTTAATGAGCCATATTCAGGTGTCTGCTTCCTGGTAATAGGGAAATTTCTAATAGTTGTTTCGCAAAATGAGTTAAAACTAAAAAAATCATTTTCATTTTGTTTTAATGTTAATTGGATCGCTTTATTAAAAGGACTATTATCATTTTCATTTCCATCACTAACTTTTTCTAATCCACCAGAGGTTAACGCTTGTCGTGATTTTTTATCAACTAATGCTTTAATTCCCCCACCTCTAGTTCTATCAAAAATAGATCCTGAAAAGCAACTATCAGAAATTAGAGCAATATTGTTAGCTTTAGAATGCGAAAAAAAGGAAATTAAGATATTAATGTCGAACCAAGTTGTAGGATCATCAAAATTACTATCGGAACAAAGCCAATAACCCGTTTCTAAATGCGGATTATATTCTCCATGACCTGCGAATATTAATAGAATCGTGTCTGATTCTAAAGAGTTAAAAAATTCTACATATAAACTTTTATATAAGTAGGAAAGTGTTGTTTGTTCTGGTTTACTATAAAGTATAATTTCTGAGTTATCAGTATCATATTCATATTCAGTACTAAGAATACTAACAATACTATTAATATCATTAAGACAGTTTTTTAAATTTTTTTCTGGAGATTCACTATATTCATCTATAGCAATAGCTATTATCTTGTCCACTTTTTATCCTTAAGATTAATTCATCATCTTTTCAATAATAATTCAAAATATTTTGGAATTAAATAAAAGTATAGTTTGATGATTTATTTGATTTTTTTGTTGTATTTAGGAAAATAGTCAGCTGTAAATTCACCTAAGGGCATCTCAAAGAAAAATTGATCAGCATCTTCTTTTTTACAGTTCAACCAATCTTCTCGATACTCTTCTGGAATAACGATAATTGACCGTTTTTCATCTTCGGGCTTATGAAACTGTGACATAAAATGGTGATTGTCTGCATTAATAGTCAGCATCGACATTGATCTTACTTGCTTACCATCAATTACAGTTGAATCGTATATAGCTGCTACCGTAAAAGGTAAGCCATCTTCTCTATAAATTCCCCAGCGTTCAGCTTTGCCATTCACATATCTTGGTTCATAGATCTTTTCTACAGGTATTAACGCAAACTGGCTTTTAGCCCATGCATGTCGGAAACTCGGCTTTTTATCAACGGTCTCAGTTCTAGCGTTATAGGTATACTTTGAGAATTTTAAGTCATGGTTCCAAGGCGGAATCATACCGAACTTAACTTCTCGCCATTCGATGTGGCCATCTTTAGAAAAAATAAGAGGGCAGTCGTAACCTGGATAAACGTCATCTTTATAGTCGAAGGTTGGTTCGAATAGATCTAATAGGTATACCCGGTCTTTTGCTATTGGTTGATAATTAGCACACATGACAGAATCCTTTGCCTACTGTAATAATAAGATAGCTCACTGAAGTTTTTAAGTTATAGTAGAATTGTGATCATAAGACTCTTAGTCATTTACTTTTTATTAAAGTATTGGTTTGGATAAGTAATACTTTTAGGTTCTACTAAAGAAATAGTTTTATTCTCATCTATGACAGCGCACAGCGATGAACCACAAAGAATACGATATTGACGTATATTTAATTTGGAATCAGTAATTTTTACTAGAGGGCGTTTTTGAATATTATTAAATATATCATGTCCGTCAATTTCCCCTTGATTAGCACTTATATTTATTGAAGTAAACACGAATAAGGGAAATATAACAGTGCCATATAAAAAAGTTAAGTAATTTATCTTCTTAAGTTTATATATATTTAAAATATTTTTTAAATAGTAAATTATTTTTGTTGGTCTATCTTTAAAAAATAAAGAATATGGCTGGTAAATTACTAGGTAAACAAAAACATATGTGAAAATATAGAATGAACCAAATAATAAAAACAAGAAACCTAAAAAAGTTTTACCTTTCATAAATCCCCAATATATTTTGTCCTGAATACTAAAATTTAGAACAATAGGTTCAATATAAAAAGGAGAGAGAAAACCTCCTAAATAGGATTGGCCCAACACAAACAAAAAAATAGCTGTTAAAGAAACAATTACAGCAATATCAATAGAAAAATTAAATTTCATTTCATAACCCAGTTAGCATCAGCTTCATAGTTGAAATTAGGTCCGAAAAAATCTGGCAAATGTACTCGATCTTTACTTATTAGTTCATAGATTGCACACATAATATACTCTTATTTTAAAATATATTTTTTATAAACTGTAAGAGCGATTAAAAATTATCAATTTACTTTTCATCTTTATCAATGAGATTAATAAAACTTTCACCTTTTAATATTAAATATTGATCGGCCTTATTATTAACTTTAATAAAGATATAGCTTCCATTGTAATATTCTATATTTAATGGTCCATCGACTTTTAAGTGGTCTCTTACCTTCTTTAAAAAAATTACCTCATTGGTGGTTGGTGGTAATTTATTTACTTTATTATAAAATCTCAATATTCCTGTTGAAAAATAAACCCACAGTAAAACAATAATTGGAAAAATAATAAAAATAAGAATTAAATACCATTTGGTTGAGTCGAAAAAATTTCTAACTAGTTCTGCTTTTTCACTATTAGTTGGAGAGTAGTTTTGATCAAGATTTCTAAATATATAAGTTGAAGCAAGAATAAAAAATATTTCGCATAAATATATTGAACATATTATAATTAAACTAAATTGTATAATAATTATTGTAATTGGAAAGTCGTTATCAGAAAAATTTATGTGTGAACAAACAAGAATGAAAAATAATACCTGAGTAATTTTATACATTGAGTTCTTATAAATATCTTTTGGTTTTAATCTGTGATCAATTTCTCCTGAAATTTTGAGTGACGGATTTATAAAAAAGTAAATTATCATTGATAGGAACATCAAAAACAAAATAAATAAGCCATCAGGAATAACCTGTTGGACTGAAAAGAAACGTATAAATGATGGGTCTAAAAGATATAGCCTAGATATCTGGAAAAAACCGCCTAAAAAAGCCGGAATGAAAATTATAATACTCCAGTGTTCTTTGTAAAAATCTATCTCCTTCCAAAAAGTTTTCTTTTTTTGTGGTTCTAAGCTAAACAT